TCAGATGTGTATAAGAGACAGCATAGTTTATGCCTCCCGTGATGCAAAGTCTGTTGCTGCGTTTACAAAGTCTGTGTAGTAGTGACCGTGGTAGTAACCATTGTCTGTGTGGTTGTGTAGCCATGTCACCCAAGGGTGCCGCGTGTTGTCTGTCTTACATAAGACAATCTCTAAGTGATCCCATAGTGGGTGTGGCTTGCTTGTGATTACTCTACGTTTCATCCGTTGTATCCTTCTAGTGCGTTCCAAATTAGGTTCCAATCGCCATCGTAGGCTTTGCGTTCTAGTAGTACCTTGCCTGTGTCACCGTGTAGAACAGTGACCACACCATTGCGTAGGTATACTTTGATTGTTGCTGATCCTCGTTGCATTATGCTACCTCCTGAACAAATCCTGTTGTGTCTTTCTTAGCTTTACCCTTGGCGTATAGCTTGACGATGTGAGACTGTGGGTCTGTGAAACGTAGATCGTCTTTGTCACCATCTATCACAGGCACACCGCGCCATGTATCCTTGGTGTATACGTCACGGAATACCACAGCCACAGACATGCCTTGCGCTAGTGCTGTGTCTAGCTTTGCTGCGTAGTCAGCGTTTGCGCCTGAGTATGACCATGTAAGGTGATAATTGCGGATGCCTGACACCTTGCGGTTGGCAATCTTGGTGTAGTCGTAGAACTGGACATTCGGGAACACCTGAAAGATCGTTAGGTCAGCTTCAAAGTTGGCTGTCTTTTGTTTGATCTTGATAAGCTCCCACCGTATGTCAGTTGTACCGTTTAGCCGTACCACAGGTTTGATACCGCGTTTGACACAGTATGCCTCAAACTTACGGACATCCTCGACTAGTTGCTGCATGAAGCTAGCCTTGTCACGGTAAAACCATTCGGCTTTGCGCTGTCGTGCTGTCTGAACGTTAGACATTGCGCCACGTCCTGCTGTGTATAGACAAGCTTCGATGCATTGTGCGATTGCCGCCATGCTGCATGAATTGAATAGCTTGCCATCCACCATCACTTTGTAAGGTGTCATGTAAAGGATAGCGGTTAGGTACTCGCTACCGTCACCCTTGATTGTCTTTGCGTTATTACCTACGCCGATAAGTTTATATGTCATGTCTTACCCTCTCACTATATACTCTAACCCTGCCATTGCATGGCTGTCTTGCCACTCTTCAAACTCTTCGTCTGTGGCTAGTCTTGTATCTTCGTCCCAATCTGTCAAGTCTTTTAGTGTATTCCACCCTAAATCACTTTGGTTGGGGTTGGGTGTGTCTGTTAACGTGCCATCGTCTTGTAAGTAAAACGGCCACCCGTCTGATGCTATGTAAAGTTTCATGTCTACCTCCTAAACATAAGCCATAAAAAGGGCGCACCTATCCTGTCGATTTCCAGTCGCCCTTCAAAAGATTATGTTGTTACCCTGCTACGTTTATGATCACAGGCACCCTTTGAGCTAAACCACTCTACCAAGAGCAGACCCAAACGCAGTGACCGCGTGCATACGTTTGGTGTTTATCGGTCAAGACAGTTTGCGGGTGTCAATCCGTGCCACCGTCAAGGATACGCTGAATGTATATGCCCATAAGCTAGCAAGCTTTCCGTTACCGTATCGACGTAACGCAGGGTGCGATTGAACGCAGTATGTCAAATAACGTGGTCCTTTCTCTACACCGTGTAGGGCTTGCTAGGCCAATGTCTCTCGAAGCTGTCTCATTCCGTCTGTTAAAGTGTTTCGTTTCGTTAGTGTGTGATGTAGGGCTTTCCACCGTACTTGTCTTAGGACGCTGTTAAACTTTGGATCAAGGCTCTTGGCTACTCGCTGTCTAACTTGTCGCTTTCGATGTGATTATTTAAAGCAAATCAAAATAGGGATGTAAACCCACCTAGACCAACTTTCTTATAAGCTATTGATTTTAAACGAAACAAAGTTGAATTGCGATTCACGCGCGTATACGGGTACATATTATCCGCGATAAAAGCTTTTATTTGTGATCACATTTGTGGGGTGTACTCTGATTTGTGATCACAAGGGGTAGGGTATATTATGCACGTCTTTTGTATTTGTGATCACAAAAGTAAAAACCTAACAAAATCAACACCTTATATACATCTACTGATAAACTATCAGTTAATTTATTCAATAAAATCAGTAGCTTAATACCCTTAGCCGGGATAAAAATACATAATCATATATATGAATACTTGAATGTGGACCCTGCGAGGGCCATAGGGGGTGTGACGGTACACGTATATGTACAAATACACAGAAGTGACTTTTAGTTTCTGCAACTTATTGGGGTAAACTCTCTATATATACCAGTATATTAATCACAAATTGTTACAACACTGTAATATATAGCAGAAAGGGGGTTGACTAGGGGTAAAATATGGGTACAACTGCGGAGCAGGAGCAGCAGAGTTAAACTTTTAGTGTATTAACATAAATAAAGTAATAAATAATAAATAGTTAAACTTTATATAAGAGTGTTGCAATAAAGAAAGTGGACATAGGTAGAGTTTAACTATTGACATATTCACATTTTTTAATGTATACTATTATTAAGTAACACACTAATTAAAGTATAAACATAATAGTGTTACACTATAGGTACGTGTCACAAATATATGTGTCACTCTTCCTCTTGTCTCCTCTCCCTCACACGTAGTTTGCGACACGTACCTTTTTTTATATAAGGTATTGACAATGAAACGTAAGCATATACAACTATATGCAGGCGACAACGTTATTGAAGAGTTTTACTCCGCTATAGCCGAAGGTAACTCACGTAAATTACAACGCATACATATCCCCCGTAGTGATGTATTCTATGTTCGTGCTGCAATAGAGCAAGACACTGGAGTTCGATACTCCTTAGATCATGTAGAAAGAGCTATGTACCTGGAGGGTATGCTTGATCGCAGAGATGTACTAGACCCTGATAGACCACGAGAGTATGGATAATGGAAATGTGGCAGTGGATAGCGTTATTCTCTATGGTGAGTTTAAACACTATCATTAACTGTGTTAGATTGTATGTAGAGTGGAAGCGTAACAAGCGCTTTGAAGAGGAATACATGTAATGGAAAACCTAAAGCTACCTATAGCCCTTGTGCTTGCTATGGCTGCTCAGCTAGCAGGTGGTGTGTGGTGGGTATCACAACAGGCAGCGACTATTGCTAGCCTAGAAGAGTCTGTACAACAGTTTGCTTCTAAGATGGCGGTAGAGGATAACGTCAATCTAAAGCGAGATGTGCAGGATAACGCAGACTACATAGCAGGTGCGTTTGACGAGATAGATGAACTTTGGGAAGAGACAGAAGAGTTGTGGGACGAGGCAGCATCAATGGCAACCTATATGGTTAACATAATGCAGTTACAGCAAAGAGTTGCAGTTCTAGAAAATTCAATAAAGTTTCTTAACAAAGTGGATATCCCTAAATCTGATATGCGGTAATGGACCCCGTTTCCTGCATAGCTCTAGCCAGTGGCGCTTATAAAACGCTTAAGGCAGCTATATCCACAGGTAAGGATATACAGTCTATGGGTAACACCCTAGCTACTTGGGGTAAAGCTGTATCAGATTTTGGTAAGCTAGAAGAACGAGCTAAGAACCCACCCTGGTGGGAAAAGACATTCAAAGGTAGCGACGAAGAAAACGCGATACTCATATGGAATCAGCGCCGTAAGCTGGACGAAATGAGAAAAACCATTAAAGATGAAATATCTTTTTTGTATGGTCCCAGCGCTTGGGAAGAGGTTCTACGTATCGAAGCAGAGCAGCGGCGTATACGTAAAGAAGCTGCTTATGCTAAGCAAGAGTTTATAGATAATATAATTAACTGGACAGTAGGCTTATTTATGGCTATAATAGCTTCTGGGATATTTAGTTTTATTATTTATCTAATAGGAGTATCCCAAGGTAGATGGTAGATGCGGTTAGTCGAGATAGGCAGATTAAAGTATGCTTTATATGATGACAACGGAAAACTACTTATACTAACATCTTACAAACGGATAGCTGAAAACATGGCAAGAGACTACAAGAAAGAGTATAAGAACTATCAAGGTACGCCTACCCAGCGCAAACGTAATGATGCACGTAAGACAGCTAGACGTAAGATGGAAGCAGCAGGTAAGGTTCGTAAGGGTGACGGTAAAGACGTAGATCACAAGGATGGTAACCCTAAGAACAACAGTAAGAAGAACCTACGAGTTACCAGTAAGTCAAAGAACCGTAGCTTTAAACGTACTAAGACAGCAGGAAAAGCATAATGGCTAAACCAGCAAAAGGCAAGATGTTTGCTAAGAAGGTGAAGAACCCTAAGACAGGTCGCACTCGTACTGTATCGTATGGTCAAGCTGGTAAAGCTAAGGATGGTGGTAAACGTATCCGTCCTGGTACTAGCAAGGGCGACTCATACTGCGCACGTAGCGCTGGGCAGATGAAGAAACACCCTAAGGCAGCTAAAGACCCAAACAGCCCATTGCGTCTGTCTCGTAAGAAATGGAAATGCAGCGGGACAAAATCGCGGAGAACATAATGAGTTTATGGGAAAACATTCACGCTAAACGGAAGCGTATAGCTGAAGGTAGTGGTGAAAAGATGCGTAAAAAAGGCGCTAAAGGCGCACCAACGGAGGCAGCTATGAAAAAAGCACAGGGTATGAATAAAGGCGGTATGCCTATGCATAAAATGCCAGACGGGACTATGATGAAAGGCGCTAAACACGCTTATAAACATGGTGGTATGGCTAAAAAGAAAGGCTATCGTAACGGTGGCTTCTGCACTGGTCCAGCTAAAGGGTACAAGAAATAATGAGCTATTTTAAAAAATATGAAAAAGCTTTAACTGAAGCAGGATATCGCCTTAATGGTAGGGGTGTATACGACTATCGTGGTAACTGTGCTGCAATGGAGGATCGCTTTGGTACGGCTTATATTAATGATGTTAGAATTAAAGATATCATTGCTAAGGAAGATGCTAAGCCTCTTGCTAAAGTTAAGGAAGCGGTTAAAAAGGTTACGCCAAAACTGAAGAAGGTACGCGCCCGTAACAAAGATGGTACTCTTCGTGCAGATGATCCTAACACACCTGATGTTAATGAAGCATGGACATACGTAGAGGATAAGTAATGGCACTTAATCAGTTAGGTAGGCCAGCCCGAAGAAAATCTGTGTATGGTCACAATACGGGAACTACAACAGAGACAATCTATACCTGCCCACCTAACTGTACTACAGAGGTGACATTCATTCACGTACATAACTCTACTGGCAATACAAGTATTACAATTGAGTGGTACATTGATGCAGACAACTACACATCTCACTTCCTAGAAGGTAAAAACCTAGGCGCAGCAGAGTATGTTCAGTTCCCTGATATAGAACTAGTATTACAGGCTGGTGACGAAATCAGAATAACTCCAGATACAGCAGCACATATTGATAGTATTATGACTGTTACAGAGACATTTGCTCAAACTAGGTCATAACGGGTATGCAATAATAGGTACTACTACCTGACCTAATCATATGTATAACTATCTCCGCACACAAACAAAAGGAGATAGTGCTATGAAAAAATGGTTCAAAGCTTTATGGAAAGCAATCGAAGAATCACAACAAAAACGCGCAGACTACAAACTACTACAAATGCTGTCTGATCGTGAACTACGTGACCTAGGGATTGGTCGCTCACAAATACAGGAAATCATCTATGGCGAGAACTCTAACGGAAAAGCAGCTTAAGTTCCTTGAGGTACTATTTGATGAAGCTGGCGGTGATGTTGTTGCAGCTAAGAAACTGGCAGGTTATGCACCTGAGTCCAGCACTGCAGCAATTGTGGAATCTCTAAAAGATGAAATTGCAGATAAAACACGTACTTACTTTGCTCGTACTGCGCCCAAAGCTGCTATGGCTATGGTTGGCGCTTTATATGATCCTACTGAATTAGGTATCAAAGAAAAGATGGTCGCAGCAAAAGACTTGCTAGATCGTGCAGGACTTGGTAAAGTAGATAAAGTAGATGTCACCAGTGGTGGTGGCGGTATATTTTATTTACCACCAAAAGAAGGTACGAACGAATAAGTAAACCTATAATAATCCCTGAGAGGGAGTTAGGCTTCTGGCAGTTGCCTCTCCCTCCCAAGAAACACAACAAAGAATGGCACACAATAGTTCGGGTAACAAAGAAAATACCGTGGGGCTATGAACTACATCCTGATAATGATAGGCTACTTGTACCTATTGAGCATGAACTTGAAGCGTTAGAGCTTGCAAAACGACACCTTAAGCAGTATAGTTATAGAGCAGTAGCTAATTGGTTAAGTAAAGAAACGGGCCGTTACATATCACATATGGGCCTAAAGAAGAGAATTGAAGTTGAGCAAAGACGTAGGAAAGTCATTACAATTAAACGCAAGTTTGCCAAGTGGCTCCAAGAAACGCTATCGGAGATCGAAAAACTCGAAAGCCAAGGGGTCGGGGCATACTCAGAGTCCAGAGAAGACAGTTGAAACAGTTGTCACCCCCAAACTAGATACTGTTCCTGCACAAGTCTCTGCTCCTGAGTTTGACGTGGATATTGCACAGGATGTAGTGTTTAAGCCAAACCCCGGCCCCCAAACTCACTTCTTGAGTTCGTCAGAACGTGAGGTACTTTATGGTGGGGCTGCTGGCGGTGGAAAAAGTTTTGCAATGCTTGCTGATCCACTACACGGCTTAAATGATCCTAATTTCAGCGGGTTGCTTGTACGACATACTACTGAAGAACTACGGGAACTCATACAGAAATCTCAGGAGTTATACCCTCGTGCCGTACCGGGAATCAAATGGTCAGAGCGTAAGTCTCAATGGACTAGTCCAAAAGGTGGAAGACTTTGGATGTCTTATCTCGACAAAGATACAGATGTCACACGATACCAAGGTCAGGCTTTTAACTGGATTGGATTCGACGAACTTACTCAATGGTCTACATCTTACGCTTGGGATTATATGAGATCACGCTTAAGGTCTGCCTCTAAAGAGTTAGGACTCTATATGAGAGCAACCACTAACCCTGGTGGTGCTGGGCATCAATGGGTTAAGAAAATGTTTATTGATCCTGCTCCTGCAGGAAAACCCTTTTGGGCTACAAATGTTGAAACAGGCGATGTAATTACTTTTCCTAAGGGACACAGTAAAGAAGGTCAACCACTATTTAAACGCAGGTTCATACCTGCTAGCTTGTTTGATAACCCTTACTTGGCAGAAGCTGGTGACTATGAGGCAATGCTTTTGTCTCTACCAGAGCATCAACGTAAGCAGCTACTAGAGGGTAATTGGGACGTAAACGATGGAGCAGCTTTCCCTGAGTTTGACAGATCAAAACATGTCGTGGAAGCTTTTGACGTTCCCCGATCTTGGACTAAGTTTAGAAGTTGCGACTACGGTTACGGGTCTTACACAGGCGTTCTCTGGTTCGCTGTTGCCCCTGACGAGCAACTCTATGTATACAGAGAGCTATATTGTTCTAAGGTTACTGCTACAGATTTAGCAGATATGATCCTAGAGATCGAAAAAGATGATGGTGGTATGAGATACGGTGTGCTAGACTCTTCTTTGTGGCACAACCGTGGCGACACGGGGCCATCCCTAGCAGAGCAAATGATCATGAAAGGATGTCGATGGCGTCCATCAGATCGCAGTAGAGGCTCTCGTGTCGCAGGTAAAAACGAAATACATAGGAGGTTACAGGTAGATGAATTTACTGAGAAGCCTCGTCTTGTATTTATGGATAACTGCACAAACACTATTGCGCAGATACCAAGCATCCCTTTGGACAAAAGAAACCCAGAGGATGTAGACACCAACGCAGAGGATCACTTATACGATGCTTTACGTTATGGGGTGATGACACGCCCCCGCAGCAGCATATGGGATTATAACCCAGCAAAACAACGCACTGGTTTTCAAGCTAGTGATCCTAACTTCGGGTATTAAGTATGGCAGAACAAGAAGAAATGTTTGAAACAGACGAGATCGTAGCTGCAGAAGACAGTGAAGACTCTATCTTTGAAGAGCGATCAGGTGTTGTTTCTTTCGTAGAAGACCGTTACAAACGAGCAGAAGACGCACGTTATGCAGATGAAGAGCGTTGGCTACGTGCTTATCGTAACTATCGTGGCTTGTATAGCTCTGAGGTGCAGTTCACTGATACAGAAAAGTCTCGTGTCTTTGTAAAGGTAACCAAGACTAAAACTCTTGCAGCATACGGACAGATTGTAGATGTATTATTTGGTAACAATCGCTTTCCTCTTTCTGTTAACCCCTCTGTATTACCTGATGGTGTTGCTGAGTCAGTACACATAAATGTAGACCCTAATGCTGCACAGGCAGGTCAATCCCTAAATGCTGTAACCTCAGATGCCCCAGCGCAGCCATACTTACTAGATGGTACAAAAGGACAGTTACAACCTGGTGAAACTCTTATTGATCTGCAACGCCGCCTAGGTCCAGAGCAGAACAAGCTACAGGCTGTCTCTGATAAGATTGTTGAGGGTGACGGTACTACACCTAGCACAGTAACATTCCACCCTGCTATGGTAGCAGCCAAGAAGATGGAAAAGAAAATCCACGATCAGCTACAAGAGAGTGGTGCTAATACACATCTACGCTCTATGGCATTTGAGATGGCTCTTCTAGGCACAGGTGTTATGAAGGGACCATTCGCTGTAGATAAGGAATACCCTAACTGGAATGAGGAAGGTGAATATGAGCCTCTCATTAAAACAGTACCAGAATGTAGCCATGTAAGCGTGTGGGATTTTTACCCAGACCCTGAAGCTAAATCTATGCAGGATGCAGAGTATGTAGTAGAGCGTCACAAGATGTCACGCACACAGCTACGCGCTTTGAAGAACCGTCCATACTTTATGGATGACGCAGTAGATATAGCTGTAGCCAAAGGACCAGACTATGTTCAAAAGTCTTGGGAAATGGTTATGGAAGACGATGATACACAGCCTACATCTGAGCGCTGGGAAGTATTAGAGTTTTGGGGTTTTGTAGACGTTGAGCTTCTAGAGCAATCTGGTGTCAACATTCCTAAAGACCTGAAAGAGCTAGACGAAGTAAACTGTAACGTATGGATTTGTAACGGTGAAGTAATCCGTTTTGTACTAAATCCATTCAAGCCTACACGTATTCCTTACTACGCGACACCATATGAGCATAACCCATATAGCTTCTTTGGTGTAGGTATTGCAGAAAATATGGACGATACGCAAACATTAATGAATGGTTTTATGCGTATGGCTATTGACAATGCTGCACTATCTGGTAATCTAATTATAGAAGTAGATGAAACTAACCTTGTACCGGGCCAAGACCTAAGTGTCTATCCTGGCAAGGTTTTTCGTCGTCAGGGTGGCGCACCAGGACAGGCCATTTTTGGTACTAAGTTCCCGAATGTTGCACAAGAAAACATGCAACTCTTTGACAAGGCAAGGGTGTTAGCTGATGAAAGCACTGGATTCCCTAGCTTTGCTCATGGTCAAACAGGCGTGTCGGGCGTTGGTCGTACAGCTTCAGGTATTAGTATGCTTATGTCTGCTGCTAACGGTTCTATCCGTACAGTAGTTAAGAACGTAGATGATTACCTGATTCGCCCACTAGGTAAAGCTTTCTTCTCATTCAATATGCAGTTTGATTTTGATGAATCACTACGTGGTGACCTAGAAGTTAACGCATCTGGTACAGAAAGCTTAATGGCTAACGAAGTACGTTCCCAGCGCCTAATGCAATTCTTACAGGTAGCACAGAATCCAGTTCTTGCACCTTTTGCTAAAATGGATTATATTATCCGTGAGATTGCTAAGAGCATGGACCTTGACCCTGATAAGGTTACTAACTCTATGCAGGACGCAGCAATCCAAGCAGAAATACTTAAGGGCTTCCAAGCACCACAACCTACGCCAGAGGCAATGGGACAGGGTGTACAGGGCGTTCAGGATACATCAGGTGGTGGTGGTTCACAGATGGGCATAGGCACAGCACCAACACCGGGCGAACAAGGATTTACAGGTAATGAGCAACCTCAAGCAGTTGGTCAACAATAAAGAACTCTACGAAGAGTTTCTTAAACATGTAGATGATTTAATCTACTTGCAACACAAACAGATGGAGCAGGCTACAGAGCCTGTGGTGTTCTACAGAGCGCAGGGGGCTATCACTACGCTGCGCAAATTAAAGTTACTCAGGGAGCAAGTAAATGGCGGTTGAAGCTGAAATGGATGCGGTCTTTAAGTCTAGTCGTACAGACAAAGACCCAGTATCAGGAAACGAAGTACCTACAGGTTCTTTGCCTGAAGAGGTTCGTGATGATATCCCAGCGCAACTGAGTGAAGGTGAATATGTTGTACCTGCTGATGTAGTACGGTACTACGGTGTTAAGTTCTTTGAAGACCTGCGTATGGAAGCCAAAGCTGGCTGGAATAGCATGGAAGAGAACGGACGTATTGGTGGTGAACCTGTTGGCATGGAAATGGGTGATGATGAGCTACCCTTTGACATAGCTGAACTACAGATGACAGACGATGGTGAAGAGCAGCCTGAGATGTACGCGGGTGGTTACATGCGAGGTTATGCACCAGGTGGTTACCAACCTAGTATGGACTTTGGTGGTAAGTATGGCGATCAATCAGTATCTGTTCGTGAATATGTTGGCCCAAATGGTGAAAAGGTATTTATACAGTTTATTGGTGAGACACCATTAACAGCTATTCCAGAAGGTTATAAACCTGCTGAAACTGCAGCGGAAGAAGTTGCTGAGCAAGTAGCACAGCAAACAACATCTAGAGATGATGATACACCTCAACCAGATGCACCTAAAGGTACTGATTGGAAAACAGCAGAAGTAGAAGATTTTAACAATTACCTATCACAAAAAGATTCTACTATAAATAAAGTAGTTAAGACAGGTGCAGTATTGCTAGGTGGCGCTCCCATGTACGGCTTCATGAAGATGGCTACAAAGATGGAAGACAAACGTATGCGTAAAGGTCTTGAAGAACAGATAGCTAGCCTAAATGATAAAGACCCAACAGAAGCACAAAAGAAAAAAGACCTACAGGCTATCTTAGATGGCATTACAACACAAACCGAAGAAAACGAGAAAGAGTCTCTAGTAGAGCGTTCAAAAGTCTTTGGTGGTGAGGAAACACTTTTTTCAGATAATCTAGAAGATACAGACGGATCAGGTGGTGCGTCATTTGGTGATACATGGCTAGGTGATCTACTAGGCTTTGATGAACCGGGACTGTTTAAAGGACTTGGTGTACAAGGTGATTCACTAACAGAATCAAGACAGGGTTCACGTAGAGATGGACAACCTTCCAGCAGTGATGATAATGATTTCACCCCTGTTATTGGCGATAATGAAACAGGCTCAAACAGCTTATCACAATCTATAGCTAACTTCTTTACCCCGAATGATGGTAAATCATATGAAGGTGGTAAGCTAGTAGATGATGAAAAAGACGATAAATAAAGTCGGCCCCGATCCGATAATCATATAATAATAAGGCTACCCAGCTTCGGCTGGCCCCAACATAAGGAGTAAAAAATGTCGGAAGCCCAAACTATTGATGTAACATCTGCATCACATTTACGTAACATGGCACGTGTTAAGCGTGATGAAGAAGAACTAGAGGCACTGAGGCGGCAAGCTCGTGGTGAGACTGATGAAGATCAAACCGACGATACACAGAGTGAACCCAGTAGCGAAGACACTGAGGGAACCTCAATTCAGGATGAGAGTGTATCTGAACAAGAAACAAAAGAGCAAGTTAAAACCGAAGCACCCAAAGAAAACGATGAGGGAGATGCTGGACTAACTGCTGAAGAAAAGTCTTTCAAGAAACGCTATGGTGATCTTCGTCGCCACATGCAAGATAAAGAAAAAGAAACTGCTGCTAAGCTAGAAAAGCTAGAAAAGCAACTAGAGGCTGCTACAAAGAACGAGCTAGTATTACCTAAGTCTGAAGACGAAGTAGAAGCTTGGGCTAAGAAGTATCCTGACGTAGCAGGTATCGTTGAAGCTATTGCAGAAAAGAAAGCTAATGAACGCGCCTCTGATCTAGATGGACGCTTGAAAGAGATTGAAGAGCTACGCATCACAGCTAAGCGCGAGAAAGCTGAAGCTGAGCTAGCAGCACTACATCCTGACTTTGGAGAGATTCGTGCAGACGAGGCTTTCCATGAATGGGCTAAGACACAGCCTAAAGTGGTTCAGGATGCTTTGTATGAGAACACAGAGGATGCTAAATCTGTAGCACGTGTTATTGATCTGTATAAGTCAGACAAAGGTATCACATCTAAGAAAGATACTAGCTCTGATAAAGCTGCAGCATCTTCAGTAAAAACTAAAGGTAAAACTACTATTGATCCACAGGATTCTTCACTGTATATACGTGAATCAGATGTAGCTAAAATGTCTATTAAAGAGTATGAGAAGCGACAGGAAGAAATCCTAAACGCTCAACGCTCTGGAAAATTTATTTATGATGTAACAAAAAGAGCTTGACACTCTAAACATCTTAGATAAAACTATAGTATATACACAGCATAAAAGTGTGTATGCTTTTTAAGCACTAGCCACACAAAGAACTACCTCAGATGACAGGCCCAGCGCAAAGAAACAGCGCAGTTTCAAAGCAAGCTGACTACCCTAGATGAAGAGCCTCTTAAGTGGATATGTAGTGTCATTTTCACGCCATATCTATAAGGAGAATTAATTATGGCTATTACTTCCGCATCAGGAGGTTTCGACGGTAACTGGTCCCCAGTAATCTATTCGAAACAGGCACAGATTGCTCTACGTAAATCTGCTGTCACAAACGCGATTACAAACAACTCTTACTTCGGTGAGATTGCAAACCAAGGTGATGTTGTTCGTATTCAGAAAGAACCAGATGTAACTGTTAACGCGCTAGAGCGCCACACAGCTATCTCTGTAGAGAAATTGAATGATGAAGATTTCTCACTAACAATTGACAAAGCTAACTACTTCGCGTTCAAAATGGACGACATCGAAGACCAGTTCGCAAACGTTGATTATGTTAGCCTAGCTGCTGATCGTGCAGCATACAAAATGGCTGACTCAATGGACGCAGACGTTTTGTCATACTTGTCAGGTCACACAACTGCAGGTGCTAAAATCACTGGTACATCTGGTGACGCACAGCACGAAACAGCAGGTGATCTATCAGGCGAGTTTTTGCTAGCAAACCACCTAGACGCAACTGATTTCGGTCAGCTAGGTTCTGCAGACTCAGCTTCTACAGCATATGCTACTGGTGATTCTATCCCACTAGCACCACGCCTACCAGGTGCAACAGCATTGTCAGATGCTACAGTTTCACCTCTAACAGTTGTAGCACGTATGGCTCGTCAGATGGACGTAGCAAACGTTGATGCACGTGGGCGCTGGATTGTAGTTGACCCGGTGTTTGTAGAGATGCTTAAAGACGAAGATTCACGTATGCTTAACGCGGATTTCGGCGGTGCAGGTCTACAAAATGGTTTGGTCTTGAATAACCTACACGGCTTCCGTGTTTACATTTCAAACAACCTACCAGCAGGCGGTACAGGTGCAGGCACCTCAGGCGCACTAGCACAAGACACTAACTTCGGTGTTGTTGTTGCAGGTCAGGACGAAGCGGTTGCTTCCGCTGAGCAAATCAACAAGGTAGAGAACTACCGTGACCCAGATTCATTCGCTGACATCGTTCGCGGTATGCACCTATACGGTCGCAAGATTCTTCGCCCACAAGCGCTAGTAACAGCACGTTACAACGCGGCTTAATTAAAGTATACTTAGAGGCTGGCTTATGTGCTGGCCTCTTTGTGCTTTAAAACAATAAGGACATTCCTAATGGCAATTACTACGGCAATGTGCAACAGCTTCAAGCAAGAGCTTCTTGGGGGTGTTCACGATCTAGATACAGATGTTTTAAAAATAGCTCTAATTAAAGCTTCACCAACAGGTACATATAATAAGAATACTACAAACTATTCTGATGTAACAGGTAATAGTGATGAAGCTACTGGCACTAATTATACTGCAACTGGACAGGTTATATCTGCGCCAACAGACGGTACATCAAGTATTATCAACCTATCAAACGATGTTGCATTTCTAGACTTTGTTGATGAGGTTTTTCAAGACGTTACTGTTTCAGCCGATGGCGCTATTCTATATAACTCTAGTCAAAGTGGTAAGGCTATTGCAGTTTTTGATTTTGGTGGTACTATTACTGCTACAGCAGGTGATTTCACAATCGTATTCCCTGATCAAAACTCTACCAGCGCAGTAGTTCGGATTACATAATTAAGGTAAAAATACAATGGCTTTTATCATTAAGGATCGTGTCAAAGAGATCACGACTAGCACAGGCACGGGCGCGATATCCTTAGGTGGGGCTAGTAGTACGTTTGATCAATTTCAAACATATATGTCCAACGGTGATACAACTTATTATGCCATTGCATCAGAAGAGTCTGGCGTAGATGAGTGGGAAGTAGGTATTGGTACTTGGAATACAGGTAACACACTTACAAGAACTACTATCTTAGCTGGCTCAAACTCCACATCAGCGGTTAACTTTACAGCAGGCGATAAGCAAATCTTTATGACTTATCCTGCTGCAAAGGCCGCTTTTTTTAATGCTAATGGAGATTTAGACCTTACACGTGATCCTCAGACAGCCTTACAAGCTGCGACAAAGCAGTATGTTGATACAATTGCTGCAGCAGGTATTCACTACCACGATCCAGTACGTGTCGAGCAAGAGGGTAACCTTACAGCTACATACGACAATGGTACATCAGGTGTAGGCGCTACACTTACTAATAATGGCACTCAGGCAGCATTAAGTATTGATGGTGTTACATTATCACTTAATGACCGTGTACTTATCTATGAACAAACCAACGCATATGAAAACGGTATCTACACAGTTACTGATACAGGCTCTGCAAGTACTAACTGGGTTCTTACTCGTGCTACTGATGCAGACAGTTATGGTGCCTCTGATCCTGATGCACTAGGACAAGGTGACGCTTTCTTTGTTCAAGAAGGTGGTGCAGGTGCTGGTGAACTATATGTAATGAACACTGAAGGTGCTATCACCTTTGGTACAACAGCTATTACCTTCACTCAGGTTGCTGCTACTGCTGTATACACTGCAGGTGATGGCCTTTCACTTACAGGTACAGAGTTTGCTGTAGGTGCTGGTACAGGTGTTACTGTAGGCTCTAACAGTGTGTCTATTGGTCAGGCAGTAAGTACATCAGACACACCTACCTTTGCAGGTCTTACATCTACAGCTAACATTAGCTTAGGTGATGATGACAAGGTTTTGCTAGGCGCATCTAACGATTTAGAGATATATCATGAGGGTGCTACAGGCGATAGTCACATTGTTAATAACGGTTCAGGTGACTTAAAAGTAAGCAGTAACTTATCCTTCGGCGACAACGACAAAGCCATCTTTGGTGCAGGGTCTGACCTTAGAATTTACCATGATGGGGCCACTGGTAACAGCTATATTTGGGAACAAGGTACTGGCGGCGAGTTGTGGATTTTAGGTACTGATATTCGTTTTGCTAATACGAGTTTTAGTTCCAACTATGCACGATTTGTAGATGGCGGTGAAGTTGAGCTGTATTACGGAAATCAGGTTAAACTAGAAACCACCTCCACAGGTATTGACGTAACTGGCACTGTCACGGCTGATGGGCTGACTGTGGATACAAACACATTGCACGTTGATGCAACGAATAATTGGGTTGGTATAGGGACGAGTTCGCCAGCTTCTCTACTGCATCTAGACCAAGGTTCTGGAGGTAATGGATTACGTTTTGAACGTGATAGCTATGACACTATGGACATTGAACTGTCTGAAAGCGGCTTGCGTATTCGCAATGAAACAGATGGCAGGACAGATGTACTTATAGATGGCAGCGGTAATGTTGGCATCGGAACCGCAAGTCCAGCGCAAGAACTTCATGTAAGTGGTGGTTCTGCAACTAGAGTCGATATCCAAGTCACAACAAACGCAACAGGACATACAGCAGGTGATGGTGCGCAGTTTGGATATATAGACGGTGTAGGTTCGTATATTTGGAACTTTGAAAATTCGGATACTTATTTTGCAGCTAACAACACAAGGAGTTTGACATTAGTCTCTGGTGGTTATGCATTATTTGAACGAAGCGGTAAAAGTCTTTATGTAAACGCAAATTACAGTGGTCTTAATACTTTTGCTCAAATTGCGCCTCCAAATACTGACGGCATGGATTTGTCACTTGCTGCACAAGATACTCGTGAAGAAGACATATATATTAAAAGCAGTACTGGGTATGTGGGAATGGGCACCACAAGTCCCTCATCTAAGTTAAATGTCTATTCAGGCACTGATCCTGCTATAATTGCTGCTTCTGATGATTGGGGTGAACAACTAGAAGTTCATCGTGCTAATAGTTCAGTTAACTGGCCTAGTGTCAAGTTTACTAATACCAGTGGAGAACTAGGTAGAGTTTTTGTTGATGCTTCCAACGACTATTTAATGTACGTCAAGGCAGGTGGCAGCAACTATGAAACTGTTTGGACTAATTACACAGATGGCTCTGGCAGTGGGTTGGATGCTGATACATTAGATGGTGTTGAGGGTTCTAGCTATCTACGCAGTGATGCTGATGATACCACAACAGGTAAGCTAACCATCTCTGGTTCTGGTAGTATTGCTGGCACAACTATATCTAATGGCTATCTACAAATAACAGATGGTTCTGCCACTTTAGCTTTTGATAGCAATGAAATCGTTGGTAATGCAAATACTTATATCCGTTCTGTATCTGGCACTACCTTAATACTAGGCACTGGTACTGATCCTCAAATAACTATTAACTCTACGGGTATTCGTATAGGCGATCAAGGCAACGGTTACATCCGTCCTGTTTCTGGCAACTACGGCTCTATTGAGATTGATGGCGGTGCGCACGGTGGTTACGAGGGATACAGCATTGGTGGTGTTGCTGTCTTTATGACAAATAGTAGTACATATGCTGGTCTATATAACGATGCGAACAATCACTGGTTTATGCGTGGGACATTTAATGGGTCAACAGAAATACACTATCAAGGTACTTCCAAACTCCAAACAATCAGCACTGGTGTAAACGTAACAGGCGCATTAACAGCAACCACCAAATCATTTGTCATTGACCACCCTACCAAAGAGGGCATGAAGCTACGTTACGGCTCACTAGAGGGACCAGAAGATGGTGTATATGTTCGTGGTAGACTTACAGGTGAAACAGTTATTGAGCTACCAGATTACTGGACAGGCTTAGTACATGAGGACAGCATCACAGTACAGCTAACAGCTATGGGTGGTAAGGCTGATCTGTGGGTTGAGAGTATATCAGATAATAAAGTTACTGTAGGTTGTGACACAGAGGTAGACTGTTTCTACTTTGTACAAGCTACACGTAAAGATGTAGAAGCATGGGATGTTGAGTATGTTGCAGATAGTTGAAGAACAGATAGTTGACGGTGAAGGTAACACTGTAACGCAATACAGGGTGTTCAAAGAAGAAGATGACAACATTGCAATAGAGTGGACCTTTGAGAACAATGAGTTAGCACAGGCTTTCTTTGATGAGTACGATGGTGACTAGCTATGGGTCAAAACTACGGTGTAAGTGTACCTACGGATAATCTAAAGTTTTACTTTGATGTTAATAATCCAAAGTGTGTAGATGCTAGTGCAGCAATATCATCTTCTACGACACTTACAAATTTAGTAGATAGCAGTTATACCTTTTCACCAAATGATACTACTTCAAGTGGGTTAGGTGCTATGTCTTTTACACAAGATAATGGTAATTATGTTTACTCACAAAATGCTAAAGTAGGTGGTGAACCGTCTTGGGTAGGGTCAGGCATACCAAGAGTTGATGAATTTACTTTTATTTGTTGGTATAAACTTGCATACGGAACAACTACCCAAAGAGCAGAAAACATTTATGGCGGTGGCTTTTCAGGTCGCACATCTTTTTATTTAGTACCTAGTGGAACAAGTACGTATAATGGTGTTTTAAGATATTCTGATGCAGGTAGTACAAATAGTTACTCAGCGGGTAGCAGCTATGGTGCAACAGATAATAACTGGCATTGTTGGGCGGCTGTAGATTATGGCCCTGATTATTACCATAAAACAGATTTTTACATTGATGGCGCATTTAAAATAACAGGGTCAAGCAATACATCTTATGATACACCAGATGGCAACGGTACGCCTATATGGGGTGCATGGACTGAGACTTACGGTAACTTTGGTGGTAGCACTAATATATTTATGTACTACGAAAAGGCACTTACTGCTGCTGAGATATATAATGTGTACCAAAGCACTAGAACAAGGTTTGGTGTGTAATGGCACTAGCACATGGATCAGGCATAACGACAGACGGGCTTGTACTAGCCTATGACAATGGCAGTAGTCAGTCATGGAAGGGCGCACCCACTACTAATCTACTTAATCCGTGGACACCTGAAGCACCTTCATCTTTAGGCTGGTGGTATAGTTCTGGTAATATGTACTTCTCTAGAAGTAATGTTCTTGAAGATGAAGTGAACGGTTACTATTACGCTGATGTGTATATTACTACTTCAACACAGAGTGGTTATTACAATGGGCAAATGTACCAAGGCAATATCACTCTTAACTCAGGATCATACTATAGTGTTTCTGCTTGGGTTTGGACAGACAGAGCCTTTCAGTTTAGGCTTGGTGCAATTAAAAATGGATCACCTTACACTCAATACATAGCAATGGCAGCACACCAACTTGAGGTAGGTTGGAATTATATTGTTACTAGCCCTTCATCTGCAATGAGTACAACATATACAGATGCACGTTATCAAATGGGTTTAGGGTATGCACCTGCTGGCACACACCTAAAAATATATAAACCTCAAATAGAAGAACTTTCTTTTGCTACACCATTTACGCCTACAAGTAGATCGACAACACAGGCATTAACAGATTGGGTAGGTGGTCAAACTATTACAATGTTGTCTCTAACAGATTATAATAGTGATAACACCTTTTCTTTTGATGGCACAAACAACACTGACAGGGGTGTATATCTACCAAGCCAAGACCTAAACGGTAGTTACTCTGTAGAGGCATGGTTCAAGTTTGATACAGGTGGGACAACACAAGGTATTGTAGGAGATTATCAATATGGTTGGTATAGGTTTTTAGTAAGTACAAACAATCAAATTTATGCGGGTCATTTTCAAAGTCAAAGCCCTTGGGTTACAAACTTTTTAACTGCACCTACGCAATTATCTACAGGAACATATCACCATGCAGTTCATGTGTTTGATCAAAGTGCTGGTATGAGAATATACATAAACGGTGAACTTGACGTTTCTAACACTAATACTGCAAACTTTACTTTAACAGGTCGTGGCCCACAATACATAGGACAAGATAGAAACTCTGCACCATCAACAAGAAATAATTTAGACGGTACAGTGCCAGTACTCAGGATATACAAGAACAAAGCACTTAGTGCAGCAGAGGTGGCCAAAAACTACAATGCGTTACGTGGAAGGTTTGGTGTGTAATGGGATGTGCAGCAGGGCCAAAGTTAGCACCTAACGACAGCATTACATTGTTGTATGACTTAAAGAATGAAAAGTCATATGCTGGATCAGGTACAACTTTGTATGATGTAACTAATCAACGTAATACTACTATCTATGGTCCTACATACAATGCTGGTGGTTGGTTAGAGTTTGATGGTTCTGGTGAAAGAGATTTTGATCCACCAGGTGATTATATAGGAATACCAACATCAGCTTCGTCAACATACCCGCCAACAAAAACAGCAGGTGTAACGTATCAGTGGTGGGCTTATTTTGAACAAAATCAACCAAACGGTCATGGTTTGTTTGTAGGTGCTGGCACAATTAATCACTTAGAATGGCGCAACACTTATTTTAGAACAGAGGCTGTTTATGTAAATGGTTACAGCTTTGGTGGTGGTAGTCCTTCTATAGCTAACGATACATGGCATCACATGACTATTGTGTTTGCTAATGCTGAGACAAATAGACCTGTTAGATGGTATCTTAATGGTGAGTTGTATCACACGGGAAATATGGGTGGTAGCTCAAACGCAAACGAGTATTTTCAACCCAACAAATTTGGCAGATCAACAGGACATCCTTTATATTTGTATGCAGAAAGTTTTTACGGTGGCATGTCTTATATGGTAATGTATGACAGATCACTCACAGCAGATGAGATAAAAACTAACTTTAATGCTACACGTAGTAGATATGGTGTATAGAAAGATAACAAATGGCTAATACAGATAAAGACATCTTAATCACACCCAATGTTGGCTCTAGCAGTGCTGACCCTAAGATTGAGTTCAAAGGTGCTGATGCCTCTACGTCTGCACAAACCATTACAGCTACAGCTTATCCAACTAACAACGGTACACTGTCGTTTGATGGTTCAGCAGGGCAGTTGTTCTCTATCACCAATGACATGACAGGCACGATCTTTAGTGTCAACGATGTGTCAGGCATACCAAGCATTGAAGTAGATGACGATGGTATAATACGTTTTGCTGAGTATAGTGGTAATGTTCTTATTGGTACAGCTACGGATACGGGTAGTACATTACAAGTAAAGCCAGATACAGATAGTTCTGCTGAGATAGGTAAAGCACATATTGGTTATATAGGTTCAACAGATTATGCGGGGTTTAGTCACGTAGATCAAAATGGAAGCCTTACATACGCTTTAATACATAGCAGTGCGGGTAACACTTATCTTAATGCTACATCTGGACAAGCAATAAGATTTAGAATTGCTAACTCCGATAAGATGCGTATATTCAGTACTTATACGGATAGCTATAACCCTATCTATAACTACTCAGTTTACTACGAAGATTATGACGCACTATCAGGCACATCTGTAACGGTAAACTGCGACACCGCCCAAGCATTTAGCTTAACTATGACAGGCAACACTACGTTTACGTTTAATAGTGTGTCTAATGCATGGGCTACTGGTTTTGTCTTAGAGCTAACAGGCAACGGCGGGACAGTCACATGGCCTACCTCAGTAGATTGGGCGGGTGGTACTGCACCAGATGCACCTGCAAGTGGTGAGACTGACATTTACGTTTTCTGGACAAGAGATGGCGGCACAACGTGGTACGGTGTGCTATCCGTAGACGCGGCGGCATAAGGTTATAAAATGAGTTCAGCAAAGAAATTACTTATGAGTACGGCTGCTGGTGGCGCTGATGCACTAAACGTAGAAGATGTGTTTAGTATTTACAATTATGAGGGTGACAATACTTCAAGAAGTATTAAGAATGGAATTAATCTAGGTACAAATATAGTTGATACAGCTACAAACTTTAATGGTGGTAGTTACCTATATAAAAATGGTTTCACCATGTCTAGAAGTAAAGAGATTACTTTTAGCGCATGGTTTCAGCCTATAGCTAATCCTGTTACTTCATTTAGTCTTGTAGCTGTTGAAAGTTTCTATTTCAATGTATACGGAAATAAAGACCAACTTATTCTTGTTGGTAGGAATACATCAAACACTAATATAGTATATGCTGAAATAACTTCTTCAAATATGTTTCAGCCTAATAATTGGTATAACATACAAATCTCTTTTGATTTAACTAATTCAAGTAATAGGCATGTTTATCTTAACGGTACTGAGTTAAGCATGTCTTGGAACACCTACTTAAATCAAGAAATAGATACCCTAAGATCACACACATATATTGGCACAAGAAGTGGCTCAGATTATTTGTACCAATCAAATATGGCACACTTTTTCTTAGATACTAATTATATAGATTTAAGTGTTCAATCTAACAGAGAACTATTTTATCCAGCAAGTAACACTTTTCCAAACAAGAATATTATACACTCTTTAGGTGGAAGAATTTACTTACCTATGACAAAAAGCTTTGCTATAGGTGGAAACATTGGTACCTATAATAATAGCACTGATTTTACTGCATCATCATCAGGTATTACATTAACTGACGTTACTCTTGATACGGCAGCAGAGGCTGACGGTGGTTTAGTTTGGATAAAAGCTAGAGATCAATACCAAGGTAGCACAGTTGAACATGCTTTATTTGATACAGAACGTGGTATATATAAACCTTTAGCATCTAACAGCAATGCTGCTGAATCAACTTCAAGCTATGGAATCAACGCATATAATACGGATGGTTGGTCTTTTAATGTAGGTTTTAGTGGAAGGTGGAACGGTATTCACTCAGGAGTCGGCACAAACTACTGCTCTTGGACATTCCGCAAAGCCCCAAAGTTTTTTGATATTGTGACTTACACTGGCAATGGCACAAGCGGTAGAAGCATTAGTCATAATCTTGGTACAACTGTTGGTACGATAATCATCAAAAAAAGAAGTTCTGCAGGAAACTGGATAGTACACCATAAAGATATGGGTAGCACAAGTGGGTATCTTAATTTTGCACTCCTTGAATCTAGTAGCGCTCAATCTAACGGAAACTCTTTTATTTTACATGGTATTTCCAGCACATCTTTTACTGTTGGAAATGGAGGCGACATTAATGGTTCAGGCGCAACCTATGTAGCTTACTTATTCGCCCACAATGACGGTGACGGTGAGTTTGGTCCGACAGGGGATCAAGACATTATCAAGTGCGGCTCTGTGTCTTATAATGCTGGGGCAACAGTAAACTTAGGGTTTGAACCTCAGTGGGTTCTAGTAAAACCTACAGATAGTGCAGGTAACTGGATCATTAACGATAATCTAAGAGGTATGCCTGCTACTTCCCGTGGATTAAGACTTGATGCAGATAATGATGGCTCTGATTCCTCTAATGCGGGGGTAATATTTCCTACCGCAACAGGTTTTGAAATGCCAACAACTGTATATAACCCAACAAACCTAATCTACATAGCGATACGCCGTGGCCCAATGGCTATAGCTGAAAATTCTATAGATGTGTTTGATATTTTTGAACCCCTTAACAATGATACTGAGCTACCTACAAATCCAAAATTTAAATCTGAGTTTAATATTGTAGACTTTGGGTTACAACGTTTATCTATAGGGTCATCAGGAAATACCACTGTATTTGATCGCTTACGAGGGTCAACTAAAGCTTTAGAAACTAATTCAGACGATACTGAAAGTGCTGCGAGTTCAGGTCAATCAGGTCTTCTTCTAGATTATAATTACGGGTATCAACCAACCAGTGGTGGTGTAAGTCATTTTCAAAGTTTTGGTTGGATGTGGTCACGCGCTCCCCACTTCTTTGACGCTGTTGCTTACACAGGAAACGGATCGTCAGGGCGTACAATAGATCACAACCTTGGTGTTGCGCCTGAAATGATGTGGGTAAAATCACGTACTAGCTATGATGATTGGTATATTTATCATAGTGCTACTGGTAATACACAGTATATGATCTTGAATACCTATGTAACTAACGCCACTACAGATAGTACTATGTGGAACAACACAACACCTGGTGCTTCATCATTTACCCTTGGCTCTAACTCTGGAGTAAATGGTTCTGGCAACAACTACATGGCATATCTTTTTGCAAGTCTAGATGGAGTATCTAAAGTAGGCACTTACGCTGGCTCAAGCAGTAGTCAAAATATTGATTGTGGGTTTACTAATGGTGCAAAGTTTGTTTTAATCCATCGTATATCAGGTACTAGTTTGTCAGGTGCTTGGTACCTCTTTGATAGTGAAAGAGGTATTTATGATTCTACGTTTGCTGCTGGTCGTGACCAATATCTTAGGATTAATCAAAACTCAGCTCAAACCGTTAACCAAGATTATTTAGAACCTTACAGTGCGGGCTTTGGAGTCAATACTAACACATCTTACATAAATGCAAGTGGTTTTAACTATGTTTTCTACGCAATAGCAAATCCATATTAAATAGTATAAGGATTATTAATTAATGTCTGAATATAGAGATCGCACAACAGGTCAAATTAAACGCAGAGAACAGCTTAAGCGTGAAAACCCTAATATGTCTCTACCCAAGGTGTGGAATAGTTTCACCTTTGACGCACTGAATGTAGACCCAATACTTCCAACACCTATGCCTACGGAGAGTGTTGGTGAGTATCAAAGAGCAGATCGCAATGGTGTTGTACAAGATAGTTTAGGTAATTGGGTTTATGCATGGGAAATCCATGATATGTTTACTGATGACCCAGAGTTAGGAACTAAAGCTGAACAAGAAGCTGCATACCAAGCTCGTCTTGATAGTGATGCAGCAGAACGTAATCGTAATGAACGTAACAGACTAATTGCTGAAACTGATTGGTGGGCATCATCTGATTTGACTATGACAGCAGAACAAACAGCTTATCGTCAAGCACTGCGTGACATCACAAGCCATGCAAACTGGCCTCACTTAGGCGAAGATGATTGGCCCATTAAATCGTAAGGAACAACTAAATGTTAGGCTTTACACCCCTTTCGCAAACTAGTATTTCTCAATCTTATCCTAAGTTTGATAAGTTTATTGTATTAGGGACAACTGTACTTGCTCTATCCCACGGCGTATTAGATCATACACTTGAAGCAAGCTTAACAATACCATCTACGTCAGCATCTTTTTCAGTAAATGCATTTGGTGAAGTAGACGCACAAGCAACTGTAGATTTAGTATCAACACTAGCACAAACATCACTAGCTGATTTTAGTAGTGTTACAGGCTTAGCTAATACAACATTACCAGTAGCCACTGCTTCATTTACATTTCAGACACCTACTATTACCGCTGATGGTAGTACAAATATCAACTCCTTAGAATCTACTTTTTCTATTGCAGGGGTTGACATTACTGCAGATGCAAATATAACTACAGATAGTGTCTCTTCTGTTTTAGATCAAAATGATCTTCTATTTAGTATATCATCATCAGTAGATATACCATCTATACAATTTTCTATATTTGCTGAAGACTTATCAATAACAGTAGATGCGTCTAAAGTTTTAGACAACCTATCTATTACAACAACTGCAACAGATGGATTACAAACATCTGCAGATGCTAATCTTGATTTATTTGCAGTAGAAGATACAATAGCATTAGTATCAGATGTTACACCTAAAGCCTCTTCAAATATAGAATTAAATACACTTAACACCTTTTTAACTACATCATTATCTTTACCAGACAGACCCACAGCAGAAACATTTGATTTTACTGCTTATGCAGATTTATATAGTAGAAATCGCACTGTTTATATAGTATCATATGACCAAGGTAATACAGTGCATATTCACCCAGAAAACAGAACAGTTTATGTCGATAAAGATACACAGAGTTATACTGTGTATATCGCAGCATAAGGACTACTCATGTCTTATACTTGGCCCAATAAAGACCCAGATGAAATAATAGATTATAGTGTTGATTGGTCACGCTTCTTAGGTAGTGAGACAATTAGTTCTGTTAGATGGTTTATTAAGGATGCTGATGGTAACAAAGAAGAAGCATCTGATGCAGAAGTAATTAATGGTCTTCAGTTTGTGACAGGCACTATTTCTGGACAGGTTGCCACAGCTAGATTTTCTTTAGGTACTAATAACGTTAAATATACTGTAGTGTGCCAGATAACAACAGCAGGTGCTTTGCAATATGAGCGCTCTATCTTCTTGCGCGTTAAGGAGAAGTAATAATGGCATATGATTATATTGGTCTTGTAAATGATGTTAACCGTAGGCTTAACGAAGTAGAGTTAACTTCTGCTAACTTCGCTACTACAACTGGTTATTACAGTTTTGCTAAGGATTCTGTTAACTCATCAATTAGGCATATAAATCAGGAAGAGTATGAATGGCCTTGGAATCACGCAGAGGTTATAGAAACATTATCGCCAGGTACTGTTAGATATGGATTTCCTGCTGATGCTAAAAACATTAACATGAATACGTTTCGCATTAAAAGAGATTCAGATTTAAATGTTGGTACTAAAAAACTTAAGCTATTAGCATACGAAGAATATATAGAAAAATATGCAGACAGTGAGTACAATACACAAACATCTAATAGAACCACTCCAACACATGTGTCTCGAACACCTAGTAGGGAATTTATAGTATACCCCAATCCTGACTCAGCTTATGAACTAGTGTATGAGTATTATAGAAGCGCGTATGATTTAGAGAACGCTACAGATGTACCAAACTTACCAGAGCAATATCGTTATGTTATTATAGATGGTGCTATGTATTATGTGTACCAGTTCCGTGGTGATACACAAGCAGCACAATTATCGTTAGGTAAATTTCAACAAGGCATTAAACACCTTCGTAGCTTACACATTAACCGTACAGACTATTTAAGAGATTCAAGAGTTAGATTCTAATGGCTACACAATGGAATACATTTCCTATTGAGTTTAGAGGTGGTCTAATCTCTAATCTCTCTGCTCTACAGCAGGGTTCTAATGCTGTTGGTTCTGCTACTATTTTGCAAAACTTTGAGTCAAACAAAGAGGGTGGATACTCTAAGATTAGAGGCTTTGAAAAGTTTAGTACTTCTACCGTACCGGGAAGTGGTCCTATAGTAGCTTTAAAAGTTATTTCTTCTGGACGATATGTTGTAGCGCGTAAGAACGCATCAAATAATACTGTCTATTTTTATGGTACTGGTAGTACTTGGCAGACAATGGCTAATAATACTAGTAGCCTTACCAATGGTGGTAAAGTTCGTCATGTTGAATTTAACTTTGATGGTGATGATAAAGTTATATTTGTAGACGGTGTTAACTACCCCGCTGTCTACAATACATCTGGTAACACTATTAGCTTTATGTCTGCAACAAACAGCCCTGACATATCAGGTGCGCTGCATGTAACCATATTTAAAAACACAGCTTTCTATGCTGTAGGTAGTGACCTTATTTTTACGGCACCTAACACTGTTGATGATTTTAGTGTAGCTAATGGCGCTGGGACAATTAATGTAGGGTATGATATTACAGGTATGGCTGTTTTCCGTGAGCAGCTAATTGTTTTTACTAATAGCTCAATTAAAAAGATTACAGGTAGTACTGCTGCAGATTTCTTAATGGCACCAATCACCGATAGTATTGGTTGTATCAATGGAGATACAATTCAGGAAGTTGGTGGCGATGTTATGTACCTAGCCCCTGATGGTATTAGGCTACTAAGTGCTACAGATCGTATTGGTGACTTTGCTCTTGATGTAGCTTCTGATACTATTTTTAAAGACGCATCTACCTTTTTAAATAGTGCTTCTAATTTTAGTTCCGCTGTTATAAGGGAAAAAGCACAATACAGGATATTTGCATATATTACATCTGAACAACATGAGGCTGCTCGTGGGCTAATTGCTACAAAGTTTATTACACAGGGTGCTTCAGGTATTCAGTGGTCTACTACTAAAGGTATTAAAGCTTATGTATCAGATAGTAGATACTTTAGTAATCAGGAAGTTATAGCGTTTGCAAACGAAGATGGTTACGTATATACGATGAATACAGGTAATAGCTTTGACGGTGATCCAATCGAAGCTATATATGAATCACCTTATATGCCAATAAGTGATCCGCAACTAAGAAAAAGCTTTTATAAGATGACGCTGTATACAGAACCCACAGGTAATATGCAGCTTGATCTTAACCTTAAATTTGATTTTGATTCTCCTAATAACCGTGCTACAATACAACCTGATACCATTACTATAGGAAGCACAAACTCAGGTATATTTGAATATGGCGCTGCTGATGCTGTATTTGGTACGGCTACTTATGGTGGTGAAATAGATAAAGTATATAATAAAAATGTTATAGGTTCAGGTAAGACAGTAGCAATTCGTATTGAAGACATCTCAACAAACCCAACATACACTTTAGATACGGCTATACTAGAGTTTACACAAGAAGACAGGCAGTAAAATGGCAGGATATCAAAGACAGGATACCAATAACAATATTGCAAATGGTAATGTTATTGACGCTGATGATTTTGACAATGAGTTTAATGCTCTTGAAGATGCGTTTAATGCATCTACAGGACACAACCACGATGGTAGTGCAGGCGGCGGTGCTACTATTAGTAGTATTGGACCTAGCTCAGACCTTGTGGTTACTGCTACAGAAATTAAAGGTAAAACTGCAAACACTCTAGATGTTGGTACAAGTGGTGTTCCTTTTAAAAATGGTTTCTTTGATGGTACTCTTAACACAGATATCCTTAGTGTTGATGAAACGTCTACCTTCACAGGTGAGGCCACATTTAATGGCGGCTTAAATGGTACACTAACAGGTGATCTTGTTGGTGATGTATACTCTACAGACGGTACAAGTAAAGTTCTTGAGTCTGGCACAGATGGTACAAATGCTACCTTTACTGGTGATGTCACAGGTGATCTAATAGGTGATATTAAAAACTCTGACCTAACAACTATATTTGACTCAGGCTCAGATGCTAGTTTAGCTACATATTATGGTACATTAATAAATTCAAACAGCACGGTTATTCTTACACCTGGTTCTGATGCCGTGACAGCACAGTTTGAGGGTAATGCTAATACAGCAGATGCTTGGTCTTCATCACGTACTGTAACGTTTGGTGGTACTGACGGTAATGGTGACCCAATTGGTGATGTTACAGGATCATTTACTATAGATGGTAGTGGAAACGTTTCAGACGTAGAGTTGACTGTTCAAAGTACTAGTGTCCCTGCAGGCTCTGTTTCCCTAGGTACAGATACAAGTGGTGACTATGTAGAAAGTGTATCGCAAGGAACAGGGATTACTATATCTGACTCTTCTGGGGTTAGTGATGATGGTGCAATCCTAACAATTTCTATTCCACAAGCTATAGAAACAACAGATAATGTTACTTTTAATTCCGTTACAGGCGATCATAGAGGTGATGTATATACAAGCAACGGCGCTACTAAAATAGTTGATACTGTAAATGCTCGTTTTAATGGTACTGTTTCTTCTTTATCTAACCTCACTACTGATAACCTTATTGACACCAACGCTACAAATAAATATTTTACAGATGCACGAGCAAGGGCTGCATTTAGTGCAGGGACAGGTATTAGCTATAACTCCACTACAGGGGAGATATCAGCTACAGCAACTGCCCCAGCCGATGCTACAACAACTACTAAAGGTATAGCCTCTTTTAATAGTATTGATTTTAGTGTTTCATCAGGTGCCGTATCATTAAATGATGAATCCATACAAGATATTATTGGCTCTATGGTGTTTGGTAACACTGAAACAAATATTTCTGTTTCATATAATGATGCTACAGCTAAATTAAATTTTACTGTACCAGATTTTATACAATATGGTGATCTTTCAGTAGGAACAGACACGGCTAGTGGTGGCGGCTCTCTGACTTATAACAACATTAATGGTATCTTCACCTATACCCCACCCACGGCGGCTGGCTTAGGTGCCTTAACGGCTCACCCAAACATCACTGCAGCTAATAGTGTAGATAATAGTGGTAACACTTTTATCCAAGACATCACTGTAGATGGCAACGGTCACGTAACGGGTATAACAAGCGCTGCAACGCCCTCTACTTTAAATGCTGTAGGTACTTATGCGTGGCTATCCAGAACAAGCACAGTAGCTCCGGGTTCTACCTATTCAAGTGGTTTGGCGTATGCAGGTATAAACGCTGGTGATTATAGTGATGCTAATAATGCCGCCATTATGACAGGTGCTTCATCTAGTCCTAGTGGAACTTGGAGATGTATGGGCAATCAGCATCGCACCCTCGTTAGTGATCACCCATACTCCGCTACATTGTTCCTAAAGATTCTTGCTTAAAGGAAATTTAAATTATGTCTACTATAATCACAGAATACCGTAACGCCGTTTCCTATGCCGCCGATAACAGTCGAATGGATGTAGAGATTAACCATCCAGAACTAGGATGGGTACCTTACATGATGGATGCAAGTGTAACTGAACCTTCAGTTGACCATGCTGCCTTACGCTCTTTAATTGATACAGATTTCACACCTTATGTTGCACCAACGCAAGCAGAAATAGATGCAGAAACAGCGCAATCTGTGCGGAATGAAAGGAATCGTAGGCTAAGATCAGAAGTTGATCCTATCGTTACTAACCCGTTGCGCTGGGCAGACTTAACAACAGAAAAACAAACTGAATGGACTACATACAGAACTGACTTGCTCAACGTACCACAACAGGCAGGCTTTCCAAATACAATCACTTGGCCTACTAAACCTGAGTAAGATTTATGACGCAGCTAACACCCGAAGAGCTAGAAGATTTGCTAGATCGTGCTGCAAGGCGTGGTGCTAAAGAGGCTTTGGCTGCTTTAGGTTTGCATGATGAAGATGCGCATAAAGATATTGTAGAGATGCGTAGTTTATTGGAAGCATATAGAGATACAAAGAAAAGCGTATGGAATACACTAGTACGTGTCACAACAATAGCATTGCTATCATTTATAGCAGCATCAGTATGGATGCAAATAGGGAATAAGTAATTATGGCTAAGAAGTTTGCAGGGTTTACCCCAGAACAGCTAGGTAAAATTGATGCATCTCTGCAGGGTAAACAGAGTGATGAGCAGAACGCTATAATTGCTGCTAACCCAGCGCTTGCTGCACGTGTAGGTAAAATGGCTATGGCTGCTCAGAAGCGTATCAATATGGCTTACGGTGGTATAGTACGTAAAGCATTTAATGAGGGCGGTCAGGCTAAGCTAGATGCAGCACAAAAGAAGTTCGCTGATGCTCAAACTAAATTAAGTGAGGCTATGGCTGCGTCACAGGCTAACCCTGAGGATGAAGCACTTGCTAAAGCTGTTACAGATGCACAAACTGCTGTTAATGCAGCACAAGCAGAAGTTAACTCTGCTACGGCTGGCATGGAAGCAACAGATGTACCAAGCAGCACAGAGGTATTATCTGATCTAACTACTGATCCCAGCGCGTCCGTTACTACGGCAGACGTTTCAAAAACTACGGAAGAACAAAAAGAAGCAGGAGAGATTGACGATGGTGTTGGGCAGGTAACAGAGAAGCAAGAAGCTGACGTTAAAACTGTAGACACTGTTAAAACCGTTGATGCTCCTGATAAGCTTGAAACAAAAACGTATGAACCCCTAGAAGTTACTGCTAATGTAGAGCAGATTATGGATCACCTAGAAAAGGTGACAGGTAAAGTTGGTCCAGAGGCTCTTGTAGAAGCTCAAACGATGGACCCTAAAGAGCTATCTCAGCTTGGCTTATCTGCTGCACAACTTGAGAAAGCACAGACAGTTCAAGGTGCGCCTACACGTGAGTTAGAAGAAGGTGAACTTATTGATGGTTCTACCGTTGACATGGATCGCGTCAAGAAAGAGACAAACTTTGAGGCGGCTACTGGACAACCTTCTAGCAACGCTACGGTACAAGGCCAGCTTGGTCAGTTGATGGAAGACTTTGAGGGTACTAGCCCTCCACCGTGGGCTGCTGGTGCTTTACGTAAAGCTGCTGCAATGATGGCATCACGTGGTCTTAGCGCTTCATCTATGGCAGGACAAGCTGCAGTACAGGCTGCTATGGAAGCTGCTATGCCTATCGCTAATGCTGATGCACAGACGTTTGCTAGATTTGAATCTCAGAACCTTAGCAATCGTCAGCAGGCCGCAATGTTCGCAGCAGAACAACGTTCTAAGTTCCTTGGCCTAGAGTTCACACAAGAGTTCCAAACTAAGGTTGCTAACGCTGCTAAGATCAGTGACATTGCTAACATGAACTTTACTGCTGAACAGCAGGTAGCACTAGAAAACGCACGGCTTGCACAGTCTGTAGACCTAGCTAACTTACAGGCTGCTAACGCTAAAGTTCTAGCAGATGCTGCAGCACTAACTCAATTAGATATACAGAACCTAACAAATCAGCAACAGGCACAGGTTAAGAACGCTGAAACCTTCCTGAAGATGGACTTAACAAACTTAGGGTTTGAACAGCAGGATAAGATATTTAAAGCTCAAGCTACAGTAAATGCAATGCTGTCTGATCAGGCTGCTACAAATGCTGCTAATCAGTTCAATGCAGCAAGTGAAAACCAAACAAACCAGTTCATGGCTAACCTACAAGCACAGATTGAAACATTTAATGCTGAGCAATACAATGCTATGAATCAGTTTAACACTGGTCAGACCAACGCTATGGCTCAATTTAATACAGGCTTAGAAGCTGCACGTGAACAGTTCAATGCAACTAACAGCTTGGTTATTGCACAATCTAATGCACAGTGGGCGCAGAGTTATACACTAGCAGACAATGCAGCACAGAACGCAGCTAACCGTGATTCAGCTATGGCTACTAATAACCTTACACTCACAGCATATAACAATATATTACAAAACACACGAGATATGATTAGCTACGCATTTAAGGGCCAAGAAAATGATGCTAACCGATCTTTGCAGCTACTTATTGCTGAAATGCAAAGAGATGTAGACCTTGCAACGGCACAAGCATCAGTAGACTCTGCTCGTGGTGCAGGATGGGGTAATTTCTTGGGTGAGCTTGTTCCTGCAATGATAACTGGATCAGGTACATCAAGCTGGTGGAACCCATTTTCTTGGTAAGGTATTATTAATATGACAGATATGTTAAAGAAACAGATGCAAGCACTAGAGTCAATGATGTACTCTGATGATACTGCAACGTCAACTACTGAGGGTTTGATGGGTCAGGGTATGTCAGATAGTGAACCTGAGGACTATGTAACATCCTTTGTAAAGTATCTACGTTCAAAGCGAGACTTAGACCCAGCTAAAGCACGTGAAGAAATACCTGCAGTAAAAGCACGTAATACAAGCATCACAGATGAAGATATTGCTAAGTATGAAGAAGAGATGAGTGTCTTTGAGCAGGCTAAGCAATCAGCTATGGAAGCCCGTCTACAGCGTGAAGCTTCAGGTATCACACAATCTCTTACTGAAGAAGATGTATCTGTACGTGCTGCAGTAGGTGATCCTGAATATGGCAACAAGCTTGACAAGGATCAGACCATCATGATAGATGTGACTGATACAGATGAAGGGAAGCTATCTAATGCAGAGCCTCTTTACAAAATGGCTGAAGAGATTGATCCCGGTACTATTGATACTGATACCATCGACGCTGATGGAGGTGCAGCCCCCAGTGGGAAAGGGATAATGAGTCCTCGCCTTGATAGAGGTGATGACATACTTCCACCTAAATCTGTGTTTATAAACAAAGCAGGGACAACTAAAGGCGATGCAGAAAGGGATTTGTATAAAGAGGCGTATCAGGCTGGCCTTAGTGGGGATGAGTTAAAAGCTTTCATGGCACAGGTCGCACATGAATCAGGTTCCTTTGGAACTATAAGAGAACGTGGCTATAGCTGGTCTAAAAACTACAATGGTTTTCCACAGGTTTGGAAGGATAGACTTAAGCGTGACGGTGTAACTGCAGCCAACGGTACTGCAGAAAATATATTTAACTCAGTTTACGCAAACAGAAATGGTAATGGTGACTATGCAAGTGGTGATGGTAATCGCTACCGTGGCAGAGGTTATATCCAGCTTACCGGGAAGGACAACTACCGCACTATAGGGGAAGCTATTGGCGAGGATTTGGTCGGTAATCCTGATCTTATGTCAGACCCTGCCATTGCCAGAAAAGCAAGTATTGCTTGGTGGAAACTTAATGTAAGAGACAATGTACCCGATGACGATTATACAGATATTAATGCTGTATCGGGGCTTGTAAATAGAGGTAGTGCCACAAGTACAGCTAGCGGCTTAAATGATCGTAAAAAGAAGTTTGCCAAGTACAATGAAAAAGTAACTAACAGCCGTACTTCACCTCGTCCTAGATTACGTGACGATGAAGATGAATTAGAAGTGGCGAGTAATTAATGTTTGGTTTACCCCTAGAGCTAATCACAATGTTGTTCTCCACCGTCCTAGGTGGAGTCATGTCTATTTGGGGTCAATCTATTAAAGCTAAGCAAGCACAAAACGAAATGCTTATGCAACGTGCTAACTTCCAAAGAGAAGCAGTAGCTGATGCACGTGACGCAGGTAAGAACGACAAACATTTTGCATGGACACGTAGATTAATAGCTCTATCTGCTGTGTTTTCAATTATCGTATTGCCAAAGCTAGTAGCTGTATGGTATCCTGAAGTAAGTGTTTATGTAGGATACACTGAAGCTACTGGTGGTTTATTGAATTGGTTGTTTGGGCCAGCAGAGTCTGTACAATGGAAAATGGCACAGGGCTTTGTTATCACCCCACTAGATACACATATTGTTTCCGCAATTGTGGGATTATACTTTGGCGCAGGATTTACTAAGTAGGTTATATTATGGATATTAAAGACGCAGAATCAATGATGATGCAGGGGCCAATCCCCGGCAACTCACTTACAGATGAACCCGGTGCCTTTGCTTGGGAACAACCTCCTGCTATGAATGATCCTGAGGAGGTGCTTGATCTTTACATGAAAGGATTAACCACAGAAGAGGTAGCAGACAATGTACTTGATATGCTAGACATAGGTGTACCTATTAGTGTTGTATCAGGTACAATGTTAGATAGAGGTATCATGGATGGTATCCATACTGTAGATATGAAGCTTATAATACAGCCTCAGATTGCTTTGGTAATGAAGCAAATGGCAGAAGAAGCTGGTATAGACTACAAAGAAACAATGAAAGACTACATTGATACAGATGGTCTTAAGCAAGACGCTAAGGTTCAACGTATGGCTGTTAAACTTAAGAAGCGTGTCATGGAACGCGCTGGAAAGATGGATGAGGGTGATGTCCTTGAACAGCAAGTTGCAGAAGACATCGTAGAAGAGCAACCTGAAAATGATAAGCCACAAGGCTTGATGGCTAAGGAGTAAGCGATATGATTAAGGGTGCTTTTGGTGCAGGCTTTGCTAAGGGTTTTGGTACAACGCTTGCTGAAGGAATGAAAGAACGTAGAGCGCAACGTGAGAAGTACGTTGACCTAGCTATTGATAACGCTAAACGTGTAGCTCCTGCTTATGCTCAGTCCGAGGCAGAGATTTCCACAATGGAAGACATGATGGATCAAATGAATAATGACTTTGGTGTCTCACCAGAAGAGTTCATTGGCCTTGCTCAGAACTACGACATTCATGATATCTACAAGAACGTATATACAGCTAAGTCTGTCATGGAAAAGAACGGTATTGTAGGTCAGATTGATAAAAGTATGATCTTGGGTAGCCTCGCACTACCTGCAAACTTTAAGCTACCAGAGGGTGTAACACCTGAGAAAGCACTACGTCAAATCTTTCAAGGTATCACTGTATATACAGACCCACGAAACAAGAGTGAGCAACACCGTGCAGGTGCCTTTGGTAAAGCTGTGTCTGACATAATGGCACTAAACCCTCGTGCTTCTGCTGAAGAGATTGTTAATGGTATGAAGGTTGCTGGTGTACCTGTTGAAACACTACTAGGCTTTGAGGCTGGTGGTGGCATCAAGCAAACTCCATTTGAACAACTTAAAGCTACAGGTCCGTATCAAAACGTTGACATTGATTACACTGATGCGCAGTACAAGACTACTGTTAACGCCCTTGCTAGAGTATTCAGTAACCAGTTCACAGATTCGTCTGACCCTGATGATTATGCATCTTTGTTGAACATGAACGCTGGTGCGCTTAGTGCCTTTGGTGCTAATGCTACGGCTAACACTGCTAAACGTGAAGTGTTTGCTGCAGGGCAAGCTATGGCTGATCTAGAGAAGAGCTTGATTGGTAAAGGTCTGACTGTAGGCTTTGGTCAAGCTAATGCTCGTTATCAAGTTATGACAGGTCTTGCTACACGTATGGACAGCGTAGAGGATATGCGTCAATTTGTGAAGCTAGTAAGACAAGACTCTAGCATTGTTGATCGCATTGTTGAAGCGTATGGTAATGATCAGTACATCACTGATGAAGAGTTCGTCAAGATCATGCAGTTTGATGAGCCTAGAACAGAAGTAAAAGAAGAGCTTACAATGAAGGGCGCTCCGGGTTTCCGCGAGGAAGGGTCAGACCCTATCTCATCAACCTCAAAGGCTGCAGAACCTATAGTAAAATCTGATGGTACTACTACTGTAGAAGACTTGATCAAGCGTAATGCTGATAGTGGAGATGCCGAAGAGCAAGAGAAGCGTGGCGATAGAAATAGACGTAGACAAGACAGTGATGTGCCTGAGAACGTTGTGGGTCTAGGGCCAACAGAGGAAGAGCCTGAGGGACGTGATCTAGATGCTGATCTTGGTATTGGCTATGAGGAACGTGTGCCTACTGTATCAATGGCTATTGAACGTGAAGTTCGTAACGCGCTTAAGACAGAACCTGATGCACCTGAACAGAAGTATATCACATACGAAGATTGGGCAGGTATGAGCAAGGCAGGGCGTAAGCTACTTGGCCTAGATGTTTCCAAAGTACGTATTCAAAATATGACACGTGGTGGTAAAATTCCAGTAGGTGAGATTGGCTTTGATCCTAGCCCATTTAAGATGGAGCAGATGGACGAAGCAGGCCAAACAAAAGAACAGCTTGCAGAGGCGCTTATCCAGCTAGTCAAGGACGGTACTGATATTGGTGGTATGAGCGCTGAAGAAGTATTACGTATGGCAGATCGTGATTACGATTATGAAGCGCGTCAGGATGCTATGTCTCTGCAGGAAGAACAAACGATGAACCTTCAAGAGCAAGGTATCATGAATAAACCAGGTCAGGATGTTACAGCGCCATTTGTAGATACTGAATCTCCTGCTGAGCCTGTTAAGTCTACAACACTAGATGATCTTGAAGACATGATTAAACGTCTACACGGTAGTGAAAGTAAAGTTGCTAAAGACTATGCTAAGCTTCTAGATAGACGTAAGCCTAACTACACACAGATTTATAAGTTTATTAAATTAACTAAAAAGTTGCCTAATAGTGCGACAAAGAGTAAGCTATTAGCAGAACTTGATATCTTAGCTAATAAGGCGCGTAGATAATATGTACAGCTATTACGAAGAAGAAAATATGTCAGGCAAGAAATTGACTGACCTTAAAAACAATGAAGAGTTTCTATCAGATGCTCTTACATTTCTTCGTGGATCACGTAAGAACTATCAAGAAGAAGACCTGCAGGGTATGTCAGGTGAAGATGTGGTTTATGATGTATTGAACCACTTCCGTACACAGATAGCCAACGAAGTTACGATGGCTAAAGATTACTACTACATCGACAACGACAAGACATCTCAAGAAGAAAAAGAAGCATTTGGTAGACTTATGTTTGCCTTTGATCGTGCTAAGGGCGAAGGTGTCCTTGATGGTGGTGGTGCAGCTATATGGGATTATGCAGGTGGCTTTGCTACTGCTCCTTCTACATTCGCTACTGTAGCTGCTGTACCCTTTACTGGTGGTGCAGGTAGTGTTGCGGCTCAAACAGCTAAGCAGGGTACCTTGGTGACTCTACGTGCGCTAGCTAAGAAAAACATTGGTAGAGCTACCATGACAGCCGCAATGGACGGAGCTTTAGCTGGTGCATCTCAGTATGGTCTTGAGAAGGTCAAACAAAAAGCGGGTAAAGAGATTGGCATTGACTATGATGTAAATCAAACTGCTGTAGGTGCTGCTGCTGTACTAGGCGGTGGTATCTCAGGAACTGCATCGCTTCTATTGGGTAGCCGCCAAACTAAAGCTGCAGAACGTTTAGCTACTACAATTGCTACAGGTGAAAAGAAGAAAGTGAAAGAGCTTGCTGAAGCGGCAAGCAAAGCAGAGGCAGCTATTAAGCGCGTAAAGTCTCGTGAAGAGGCTAAGCTATTTGATTTCACGTCTATGAAAATTCTACGCTCTATTGACCCTAAGTTGGTTGAAGAGGGTATGGACCTAAAGAAGACACTCCTAAGTGAAGGGCTGGATGATGGCTTAATCGGTGGGCTAGACCGTAGCGTAGTTAAACGCTTGGGTGCTGCAGCCTATGAGCTAGCTGGTAAGCTAGGGGTTAAGCCTGAGGAAGGGCAGCGTATTACAGAGTACCTTGCACGTGCTGTAGAGGAAGGACATGGCGCTCAGCTATTTGATGATGTAGCTGATAAGTATGGTCTAACTAGACGACAGCTTAGTGCAGTGTATGCAGCAGAGGTATCAGAGGCTGCTAAGTTACTTGCTACCCAGCGCAACTTGGTTACCAACGGTGGCGTAAAGATTAGTAAGCTTAATGCTGATGCGTTCAGACAAAAGCTAGACATGCTGTATGATGAAGGTATGTCACAGATATCAGGACGTGAGGCTACAGAACTTACACAGGCACAACTAGATGCTATGTCTGGTGTAGGTGGTAAAGTATGGCGTGGGTTCAAGAACCTAGAAGACGCACGTAGAGCGTTCATGACATCACAGCCTGCCACCACAATGCGAAACAACATCTTTGGTGGACTTAACGCAGGTATTGATACTGTTGATCAAATCTTCCTAGCAGCTATCAGACGGGTAAAAGGTGACAAGGCTGCTGCACGTTCAACGCTTAGAAACAGCTATAAAACGCTTACCTACCTAACAGATGATCACTATGTAGCTGAAGCTCTTACTACCATGCTATCACAGGAAGCACCTGAGAAAATGTCTCGTGTCTTTCTTAACGCAGCACAGGCAGAGGCAGCAACACAGGGTAACACACGGCTAGGACGCTTAGGTTCTGCAGCTAACGTGCTTAACACTATGTCAGACCACGTGTTTAAACGTGCTGTGATTGCCAGTGTTATTGATCGTGAACTTGGTAAGGCGGGAAACAAGCAACTAGGTACATCTGTGATGGATATGCTAGAGAAGGGTACTATCTCACAGCTACCAGATGATATCCTAGATAAGGCTTTGAATGAGAGCTTTGCATTTACGTTCCAGCGTAGGTTTGGTGGTAAAGATGCAAGTGGTCTTAACCAAGCTGCAGGTAAAGCTATTCAGTTTGTTCACAATTCAGGATTAACTGTAGCTATCCCTTTCCCTCGTTACATTGCATCACAGGCTAAGTTCATCAGTGACTACACAGGTCTTACTATTGCACGTAGACTTGCATCAGGTAAGAAAGCTATTGATGAAGATTATGCTCGTTTCATGACGGGTGCTGCTATGTTTGCAGGAGCGTACAACATACAGAGATACAACGCTGAGAAAGGCCGTGAGTGGTATGAGGCTGAAGCCTATGATGGACAAACATACAATGCACAAGCTGCATGGGGTCCAGCCGCGTTTACACAATGGTCAGCTAACCTAGTTGCACGTGTAATGAATGGTGAAGAAGTTAAGACTACACCAGAACTATTACGTGAGGCTAATAAGATTTTAGTTGGTACAGAGTTTAGACCAAACGCAGGTATTGCTGATAAGTGGATACAGGCTGCGCAAGCTGGTGATCTTACTCCTGTGTTTGACTCTGTTGGTGATTACTTTGCTTCATACACGTACCCGTTAGCTGTGGTAAAAGATTTCTACGGGCAGTTTGACTCCCGTTCATCCTATTTACCAGAGACACGTGATCCTACAGTAACAAGCTATTACGTAAACATACCTCTGACAGAGACAGGGTTTAACCTACGTATGTCTACGTTCCAGCGTATGTCACGGCAGTTACCTGACTTTAATCTTAATGAGATGTCTAAGGCTTTGAAGGATACTACTGGTATTGACCTTGGTGAATCTCATATGGGAGGTTTGCTTAAGTATATTGGTGGTGCATCACGCACACAGTATCAGACTATGGTTGATCCGACTAAAGGTGACACAGGTTACGATATGATTAGGTTCGACATCTTTAGTGATGGTCCTATTCGATTTAACAACCCTATAGCTAAACAGCTTACAGGTCTTGTAGGTGTACAGCCTAAGAATGAGCTACAACGTGAGATGTCACGTCTACAGATTGATCCGTTTACTTTGTATAACCCATACAGAGAAAAGAACCCAGCGCTTGAGGTTCTGACACAGGCTGCTCTACAAGGTGTTCTACCTGAACAAGTTAAACGTGATGTGTTGGACCTACCTGAGTATAAAAGTGCAGACAGTAAAACTAAAAAGAAAGCTCTTACAGAATATATAAAAGTAGCGATAAGAGAAAAGCGTGATGTTGCTGAAGAGGTATTAAGAAACCAACAAGGTAAATCACCAGACTTTGATGCTTATGTTCGTGGTGAGGTGCAAGCATTGTCCTTTAGAGAAAAGGGTAACGCTGATGTTCACTGGGAAGCTTTTAGAGACAGCCTTGGCTACGCTGATATGAGCTACAATGAGGCAGTAGGCTTTATTAATAATGATCCTGATCTAGATGAAGATGAGAAAAGGTCAAGGCATACTACGTTAGCTTTGCTATATCTCACGGGACAGAAGACCATAGAGAAAGCTTTCAGAGAGTTTGGTAAAGCAGCTAAGAGATAAGAAAGAGGGGCCAAGCGGCCCCTTTATTTTATTCCATGCATGTCTGCTGCTTCTGCTGCCCATAGCGTACTACTTTGAAGCTGTGTCCTAGCTTGATCTAGCTCATGACTACTGTGTAGATTATCATCATAAAACTTTTCTAAGTAGGCTGCATATTCTTTGAGTGCTTCAAGGAATTGCTGCTTCTTTTTGTACATATGAGCTTGCGCCTCTGCTTCTAAACTCATAAACCTTCTTTCATAAATACTTTTACCCACTCAGCGCAAATGTCACTGCGTACAATATCATCTACACCAAACTCAATAATAGGGATAGGCAACATATGCTTCTTTGCTAGATGGATGATCTTTGATAGACCATCCGCTTCTTTCAAGTCTGACTGTTGAATATCACCATTAAGTACAATTGTACTACCTTCGCCTACGCGGGTCAACAACATCTTGAGTTCATGTGTTGTGATGTTCTGTGTTTCATCAACAATTATAAAGGCATTATCAAAGCTGCGCCCACGCATAAGAGCAATAGGTGCCATTTCAATGTTTCCATTCTTTATCCCTGTATCTAATGTACCCTTACCTAAATGCTTTTGAAGGACATCAAGTACTGGCAAAGCCCACGGGTAAGTCTTTTCTTCAAGGCTACCAGGTAGGAACCCAAGGTCTTTACCAACAGACACATGAGGACGGGTGATAACAATCTTATCAATCTCTTTGAGAGTATATAAGTCTGCTGCATAAGTAGCAGTTACATATGTCTTACCCGTCCCAGCGCACCCAAGTACAATGACCTGAGTGCTTTCACGCATTGCATCCCACAATGCTTTCTGCTTATCTGTGCGTGGACTAAAACCCGAAACTTGTTTGGATTGGCTGTTCTTGTAGTTCGTCTTTCTCCGTGTGCGTGTCTGCTTCTTTGGGAAATCCGTTATATTCATTTAGCTTATCCAATATCTCTACTGCTTTATCAATGTCAATCAAGAACCATTCACTCTCAGTGCGCTCCGCTTTAAGCTTAGCCATTTTGTGAGCTTCTTGCTCTGTCTTACGTCTATCCTCTGAATAGATTTTATGTACCAGTTCAAAGTCTCTGAAGGGACTACTAGTCTGATAACCTTTGAGGCGGTCTTCTGCATCAACAGCCATACCAATCTTTACCCACCCTGGCCATGCCTTGTTTGTTATGATGTAAACATAGCCATAGTCGATATTACTAATCTCACTTTGTTTAAACGTGGCATCACCTAGACAGGTATAGTTGCCGGGCCTAAACATCTTATAGAGTGGGTCACTCTGCTTAATATACTTTCCACCTATATGCAATCGGTTAACATTTGATTTGCGATTATAATCATCCCCACAATCGTTACACTGCTTTCTACCCGTAGCTTTCCATGATGGACGCCAGTTAGTATCATCTAATGGACCGTCACATGTATTGCATTTAAGTTTCGTCATATTAAACTCCCATTGGAACTTCTGTGCAGAACGTTAGTACCTGCGCTTCAGGTGTTGGTCTGGTAGCCATAAGCCGTTCATGTAACACCTCCTTTGCCTGACTACAAACTTCATAGCTAGGGAAAAGGATAGGCGCTGGGTCAATGTGATAGTTGTTACCCAAGAACAGTATAGCTACCAGAACATACATTACTCTGTACCGACTACATGCTCTTGATACAGTTCTTTACCTGCATCGTAAGCTTCTGTGCCTTTCTCAATAGCGTAATCACCTGCTGGTAATACTACTTCATTGATGACACCTACAGCAAGAAACGCTGTTGTTACTGTTACAAAAATTGTTGCTAACATATTAATCTCCTTCCAGATAACTTTGCAACTCTGTATAACCACCAATGTGGTTACCCTTTGAATCCCATACTTGGGGTACTGTCTTTATATCAGCCTTTTTGAAAAGGTCAAGTACCCATCGGGATGACTCTAATGAGTAACACGTATATGCTACACCATTCTCTTTAAGTAACTCTGTCGCTAACGTACAATAGCTACAATCACTTCGTGATACGACTACGTAGGTCATCTTTTCTCCACATTAATTCATGTAGTAGTTTCTTTTGTTCATACTCAGACATGATCATCCAATCGCGTATCTCGTCTGTAGTGCGTAGGCACCCCACGCAGTATTCACCTTCTATTCGGCAAACCTTTACGCAGGGTGTTTGTACCTTACCTAAGCTGCGGTTAGGTCTACGATTTCGCATGAGTCACCAGAGCAAGCTAGCGTCTGCATAGCAGCAGTGTTATCCTCTTGCTCATACTCTGATAGCTTAGTCCAATCAATTCGCTCAGGCATCTTTGCTAACAAGAGTTCATACTCTTCACGTGTGCAATCCTGATAAGGTGCTTGTTGATATGTATGGTCAGAGTGGGGCAGGAATGATACACCTGACATTTCATCAAAATGCTTGTACACAAATGCACCCACCTCTAGCCATTCACTGTCACGTACTGAGATAGTCACCGATGGTTTATGCTCACACCAGTGTCGCTGATACGTAAGCCATGTCTCTAGCTGCTCAATAGCTGTCATATCATCACGTGTAACCGCACCTGCAGGAGCTTTCTGCGGGAAGCTAAACACTGTAGTAGTGTCAGGCTTAAATACACAAGGCTCATTAGGGATACCGTTATCAATCATGAACTGTGTTAGTGGGTCTTTGTTATCACCACGTACAGTGCGTATGTAATAGGGGCTATGGCGAGAGTGTATACCACTGGAGCTATCCACCAACTGCGAGACAGTGCCTGATGGCTTGACGCAGGTAATAGCAGCGCTATGAGGGATACCAAGACGATCAGCCCACTCAGCGTTAGTGGCGACAGCAATATCTCGTAGATGTGCAAGTGTTTTCTCCAATCCTACATTTACTGATGTCATAAGAGGGTTATCCATAATACCAGTTAGGCTTACACCTAGTAAGCGTTCCTCTTCTGTGTTACGCTGCCAATCCTTAGATAGATATGGGAACTTAGTGTAGCTAGACTGAATGGTACCTAAGATCGTAGCAAATTTTACCTTACGTTCAATGTCATCAATATTGTCAGTAGCACGGATGACGCACTCAGTAAGGTTGCAGAACTGCGCTGATCGCAAGATGATCTCACTGCATGGATTAGTACCAAATTCCCAATTACTATCCCTTCGGCTATATTTAGCAGCTTGTTTCTGGGATGCTTCACGGTTGAACACACCACGCTCACCTGATTTAGATTCCACAAGGGCTGTCCATTCACGCATAAACGTTTCAATGTCAGGCTTCTCAGTGTATGCCACAGAGTTATTCGCCAAGGCACGATGCGCTGCTGTTTCCCACCACTGTCCTGACTTAGCGTGACGCATACGGTCATCACTTAGGTTGGACAGGGAGATCATAGCTGACCGTCTTACTCCACCGACTACCACAATTTGACCAATGAAGCACATCAGGTCATGACACTCCATGCTTGACAGCTTACGGCCCTGTGCGCCCTTGAATGTAGTGACAGCAAAGTTAAACAGTTCAACCAAAGGCGCTGGGCCTGATGCACGTCCACCAAATGTTTTTAGTCGCGCACCTGAAGGGCGTACCTTTGATACATCCCACTTAGGAATTTCACCTGTCCATAGTAGTGCCAATAGCTGACGGAAAGCTTTCGCCCAACCCTCTTTGCTGTCCTTTACTGCAATGATTGTATCACTATCAAATAGCTTTTCAGGTACCTCTGGTAGCTTTTTGATGTACTGGCGCTCAACGGAGAACCCTACACCTGTACCACACAGTAGAATGAACATAGCTTCGTCAAAGCGTGTAGGCTTGTCTACAGCTACGTAAGAACAATTGTACATACATGTGTTGTCCCGTGCTGCTGCTGCACCTGCTGTCATCATAGAGCGCATAGAGGGCATAATCTCTAGGTTAAGAATAGCCTCTTCAATCTGATTGATGTAGCTGTCATCACCTGCGATAGGACGTACAATATTGTCCATGTAACGTGATACTGTTTCATCCCAGTTCTCGCGGCCTTTACCATCAAAGTATTTAGCGTAACGTGATTTATGAATAAATGATTGGTAGTCTGTTGGTAAATAATTATTCATCGCTTATCTCCTGATCCTGCAATTTTACCACGGCGCTTACGATCTTCTAGTTTCTGAAGGTTGTTCTTGGCTAGGTCTGCCATATTTACATTTAGGTCACGGCACAGTGCAGCAATATACCACAGGCAATCACCTACCTCGTCTGCAATATCTTCACGGTTAAACGTACCATCACGTAAAATCTTCTTTACCTTGTTTGCTACCTCACCTGCTTCTGCAGCTAATCCCAGCGATGGGTAGATCACTGCATGTTCCGCTTTATAGATAGCAGTTTGTGCAGCCTGTTCTTGGTAGTCATTCATTTCCATATTAATATAATCCCCTTGATAATACTGAAACGCCTCAATGTCTTCACGGCTTATCATGCTCTTTCCTTTACTACTAGATTGTCTATCTTTACATCATCCACGTCATACATAACATTAGTGATTAGATCATATACATCTTCTTCATGGTTATCATCAAACGAGGATAGTATATTATTCTCTTCATCCATCTCTACAACAAACGTGACGCTGAACTTTTTCATTTGTGTGTCTCTTTATACTCTTTGATAAGTTTATCTAAATACCACTGTGCTTTTTCTAAATCCTGTAATCCGTTTTTATCTGGATAGCGCCAGAGGTATTTCATAACATTAAAGTATAAGGAAGCCTCACCACCAGACAAACGTTTACATAAAGCATGTATGATATTAACAGCTTCAACCCTCTGAAGTTTGTCCTCTACCCAAGCTTTGATTTGCGTGTAGTGGCTAGGCTTGTTTACTGGGTCAATCTTCATTTCATGTGATGTAGATGATGCAGTGATTGTAGTAAGTGTAGGTTCAATCTTCATGCGCTGCCCTTTGTCTTTGTCCATTTGTTAAGGCGTATTACGTTGTCCTCAGTTTTGTAACCTTCTTCAGCTTCTACTTCAGCTACTGCAGCAGCGTGTGCCTCAGGGAATATCTCCTGTAAGAGAAGGTTTTTGTAGTAGTCATAATCTTCCATGAACTCTGGGTAGTCTTCTAGGAAACGCTCTGTTGCCGCCATAGTGATTGCAATATCTAGTGCCATTCGCATAGCGTCTTCATGTTTCTCAGGACCAAAGATAAGACCTGTGTTTAACTTACCAGACCAATCACCATTTGTGTCCTCCATAGGACGCAAGACAATTGCAATCTCACCTGGTTTTACTTCATAAGACATTACAATCTCCGCTTCACTTTTAATCGTTGCTCTTTCATGCGACTACCTTTTTCAAGTAACCAACCCTCTGGTATCACACGGTGCGCCCATTTGAAATCTTTTTGCTCACACCAATCGCAATACCTAGATTTAGCACCTTTGTAAAGCTTTGCATTAGCGTTACTAAACACGAATCGAATGTCTAATGTAGGATGCTGTCTTTGTATTTCAATATGCTTCCTGCGATCTGCTGCGCTGAAGATACCCTTTGTTTCTATTATGATACCGTTGTCTAACTCAAAGTCAGGTGTGTATGTGCGATACTTAAGGTCTTCCCATTCGATCTTAAGCTTTTCATACTCTACTTTCTTCTGCCTAGACTTGAGAAATGCAGCGGCCTCCTCTTCGAGGCCACTACGGTATGTGCGTTTAAGATGATGTCTCTTCATTACTCTCTGCTTCATCCTCTTTTGGTAAAAGTTCTGCAGACAGACCAGACATACGAAGCTCTAAAACCTGTAGCTGATATTTTAGCTGATCGTGAATTTGTTTAGCAAATATGATCTCTTGATAGATTTTCATCTGTTCTTCGTTGAAATCATCTGTGTACAACTCTTTATCATTCACAACAATCTTAGGCATTTCCATCTCCTATAAAAACATAATCTACTTCTGGTGGGTTTGCTGACTTAGAAGCTAAGCTAGGCACTGTCTGTAGAGTAGGGTGACACTTGTGTTTGAAGTTACAAAACTTACATGCGCTGGGTAGAACAATATTACCTGTAGGCTTACGATAGTATGTCTCAGGCACAGGCTCAAAGCAGCGCTCAAATGGTGCATCACTATCAATGTAATCTACTAAGCTTTGTATGTCATCCAGTACAGATTCTTTGTCTACCTCAGAGGCATCCACGTACTTGAACTCACCATTGCCTTTGTTGACTACCCACCAACCACCAACATCTTTACCTGCTGCTGTGGCGTACCCTACAAGCTGTGCGATATAACCAAAGCTGTCACCTTGTGCTAGGGCATCAAAGGATGCAAACTTGTTCTTGTATGACCACGGGGATGCAGATTTAACATCGTCAATCTTGCCATCCATTTCCATGTCGTACTCACCGTTGATCTCTTTGCCATTCTTAAGCTTAAGAGTAACGTGATCGTTGTCTTTGAAATCCTGACCTGCAGCACGTAGTAACCCTTTGAACACAGCCTCAACGATATCGCCTAGGATCATGTTCATCAGGAAGTGTGGAGGCAGGGGTGTCTTATCTTCAGGATCGTTCTTCTCAAACCACAACTGGCACTTAGGCTTACCTATGTTGGACATACGCAGCTTAAACTCGTCACGTGGGCCTGAGTTAAACTGTTTGTTCAACGCAGCCTCAACATCGGAGGCAACCTGTTTGGTCACCTCCTCTGTCATTGACGATTCACCAGCCATAGCTTTCTGCAAGAAACTGTAGACAGCTAATTCAGCAGGGTGGTTCATTACTCGTCCACCTCTACAAAATCATTGTTTAGGATTTCTTGAACAAGACCTTCATCTTCATCAGTATGCCCCTTGGCACGTTCATGGTGTAGATCAAGAATCTTACCATTGCTGTACTCAATCAATTCAATAAAGTCTTTGAGCATACCATTGTCTGCTTCAGCAATATCAATACGATCACCTAGTGATGCTTCAATCCTACCAAACTTAGCACCTGTTGGGATGCTATCCTCTACGCCTACCAACTTAACAGTAGACATGATTGGCAGGACGTTTTTGCGCTGCAAGCCATTCAACACTGAGTCAATGCTCTTCAGTGATTGACGGTTCTTTACATCCATCACGAACGGTTCATCAACGAACTCTCCACTGACAGGCTGACCTTGTTCATCAGTAGGGTTGTCTAACGTTACAGTACCATAGAATACTTTCACACGTTTAACGCTACGGATGACCCGCTTAGTTTCCTCTGGCAAGGACTGGAAATCTTCGATGTAACCTGAAGGACGCCCTAGGTTTAAACCACCAATGCTATCCTTTAGATCGCCATTCAATGAGTTAGACAAGACAGATTTCTCCATCTCTTCTGTTTCACTGTTCCAACGCTGCCACTGATTGCGCTGGGCGAAGATGCGAATAGAGATACCTGTGCTGTACACAGTGTTATCACCCTTTGTGAAGGTAAATGCACCGACAGGAATAACTTCTGTCTTGATTGCTTTACCGTTGTACTCCACCTCACCCATGATAGGTTGGTGGATCATACCAAGCCGCGCAATAGACGGTGTTGACTCAGCAGGGGCTGTAGATGATACGCCCATTAGTTCTGCCATCGATTGACCGCGCTCTGTTGCGATTGCTAGTTCTGTACTCATTTCTATACCTTTCTATAGAGTCAAAAGAGTCTTAGTTATACACTATACATCAACTGTGTCAAGCCAGTTTGAACCGATTTTTGCTTCTAATAATAGAGGTACATTCATCTCTACATCATAGGCTTCTTTGATTAATTTGTTTAAGTCGTTGTTCATGTCGTTAACCATTTGTATAACCTGGTTTTCTTCATCAGGGTGTACATCTACAACCATTGAATCGTGAACTGTATTAACAAGGCAGGATTCCATAGGCTGTAATCTTTTGTGCATTTCGTTTAGTACAACAGGGACAACATCACCTGTGGCAAAACCTTGCACAGGGTAGTTCTTAATCATAGTAAAGTGTGTAGGTGTACCACTACTACGGCGTGTGACATCAGGAAAAGCATATTGTCGTCCTGATATGTTAGTAATCTTCATGAAGCGTAGAGCTTCTTCACCTAACTTCTTGTGCCATGCAGCTATACCTTTATACTTTTCAATGAAGTGTGTGTAGTAAGCTTGCTCAGCTTTGGTTCTTCCATAACCAGTAGCGCCGAAGAGTGGTGCAAAGGTGTGTTCTTTTGCTTCTTGCCTTGTCGTTGGCTGACCTGCATCAGAGATAACTTTTGCTGTGTAGCTGTGTACGTCAAATCCTGTTGCGATTTCATCCATCGCAGTGTCATCCTGCGCGAGAAATGCTGCTGTGCGAAATTCCAATTGGGCAAAGTCGGCCTCCATAATTTTACCAGTGTTCCACCGTGAGACAAATACCCTCTTTATAGGGAAGGTACCACCTCTTGGCATGTTTTGCATATTGGGATTTCTTCCAGAAAATCTACCTGTATGCGTGATTGATTGGGTAAGTTGTACATGTAAGTAGGAAGTGTTTGATTTTCTATAAGTATCAATACCATTAACAAAGCTAGTAATGTAACTAGAAACAGCAGAATGGCGCATAAGGTCACCAAGGAAGCGAACAGCACCATCCATGTTGTTGTTTTTAGCAGTGACCATAAGCTTTTCCAATTGCTTCTTTGATGTTGAGAAGCCACTGTTGCTAGCCCATTCTTTACTTGGGGCTGTGAACTTAAGGCCCGCGACTTGGTTTGTTTCCATAAGTTTAAACCCACGGGCATCACATTCCTTACATTTGTTTGGCTTGGCATACTTGCTGCCATCTTTCTTTACTTTGTATACTTTCCCTTTACCATAACAAGATTCGCATTGATACGCCTTAGTCTTGAATATTGTTTGGGAGTTCGCTTTAACGGCTTCTTTAAATTCTTGCGCACTTGATGTAAATTCAAATAAGCCCTCCCAATCTTTTTTGTCTTTGGGTTTGCGACTGAAGATAACCTGCGATTTCTGTTCGGGGGATGCAAGATTAACAGGGGTATCGCCCATGAGGGAGCGTACCTTCTC